ATGTCTGGACTGATCAATCCACATGCGGCCCCGGAAGAAGCAGCCTATGCGCTGCTGATTGAGCTCGTTCGCGCCCAGCGCGTGCCGCAATATGAAGGCGAAATTTCCGGCCTGCTGGCGATGTACGACGAAGCCGTTAAACACTTTAAAGAGAAAGAGACCGAGCGTTAGGCGTGGACATCGTGGTGCGAGAAAAGTGTGACGCCTGCGGGAGAGGCGCAGGCGTTGGCTGGATAGCGGCTTGGGTCATCAGCTGCCGCGGTAGGTAGAGTATCCGTACTGACTGAGCAGCAGCGGGATATGCAGTTTTTGATTTTGCTTTGTAACATTGAAAATAACCGGAATCACCGGGAAGAACGTATTCATATTTTGGCTTTTAAAATAGTCACCAGTTTTAAACGTCACTTTATACACCCCCGGCTCCATATTCTCCGCCTGCGGATAGAGCGACTTAATCCGCCCATCGGCATCCGTTTTACCGGTGGCGATATGCTGCCAGCTCTCCCCCTGCTGTTTATCCAGCTCAATCTGCACCCCCGGTGAAGGGAGCCCGGTTTGCTGATTAAGAATGTGTACGCTGAGCGTCCCCTCTGGCGCCGCCAGCGCGCTGAAGCTGAGCAGAGAAATTACGGAGGCGATAACTAATTTCATAATCGTGACCTTATTGGGCAAGTGAAAGTGCCCTAACTATAGTCAGCGCGGCGGGGAAAAAAATTAAACTTTTTGTTATCAGTTTGAGTTGATGGGTACTGTCTCCACACACAACACGCTAAACCGGTTTCCTCGTAAGAAGAGGAAGTGTCTTATGAGTAGGTAGCCCCGTGCTCTTAGTAACAGGATACGGTGACACTAAGTCTATCAGGCAGGGGAAATAGATTTGCTGGGTTCAAATATCACAAGGTAAAAAGATATACGCCGTGGCCTCTGCCGCCTCTACCAGAACAGAGCTTACTGCAAATGGGCTGCAGTATTCGAAATAATCATTTAATATTATTTAAACTACTATTCCAGTGTAAGTAATCACCTGGTTCAGATATTGATCGTTATCATTGATTCTCTTGTCGCCACGCCTTAACCATCTCCTTTGTTACCTCTTTCTTGTAGCAAATAGGTGAGTACCCACCAGCTTTGCTCCAGGCACTGCGGCCACCGCACGAGCTGCCGTTCCGGGCGGTATTGAAGGGACAGGCACAAGTACCGGGGTAGGATGCGACAGAGTCATCAATAATCCTTTGACTGACCTGATCATCGCTTAAGGAATTCGATTTGGCGATGGAAATATCTGATGCAAAGACGCACACAACAGCGAATACGGAGATGGCGACGAATTTGATGTTCATTCGGATCTTTCCAGGCAGTGGATGAACATCGAGGGTATGCTTTCAAATAGTGTTCAATATTGATCTATAACAACTGTACTTCACGCCAGCTTAAAATGCGATATTTAACCCAGTCAGACAGAACCTAAAGCTATAATGACTATTAGCCTGTTACCGGCAACATATTTTCACATTCCTGCAGAGCGCTTATTCTGCACTCAGCTATAACCAGCATTAACCATTCTGTTCGATATTACAGAGCAGTAATGCTGTACTCTGACTGGCCATCGTCCGACAGATACTACAAGACATTAGAATCATCGAAATGGTCCGTCGATATGCTCACCTGGCACCTAACCATTTAACTGAGCACGCACGTCAAATTGACTCAATTTTTGCAAATTTTTGCAGAAGATGTCCCAAATATGTCCCACAAGGAAAAATCAGCGACTGGAGGAAGTTGATAAGTGATTGATTATTAAATGGCACGCCCTACAGGATTCGAACCTGTGACCTACGGCTTAGAAGAAAGTAGAGCGTTAAATAACACACTGTAATCACACATGTTTTCCGCGTTCGCATCCGGTTTTGTGTCGTTTCGTGTCGTTTGAATACATCCCTGTCTTTATCGTGCATTCCTGTCACGCCACATCTACGACACAGAAACCACGAACTCTTCCACTCATTGACAGCAACTAAATAACCGCATTGTCCTGGCGCACATCGCAGATAGTAAACGTCACGATGCCGATGACAGTAACATTGTCCAGGGCTTCACCCTCGATCGCTTCACCATCTTCGGTAATCAGCGACTTTCCTCTCAATGTGGCAAGTTCCGTCCCGCCGCCGTGCTGGATCAGAACCTGACTTCCCTGCTTTGGCTTCAGGGAGATATCCAGCACAACGTAACCGCAGAAATCCTAGAGCGGAACACCTACAGCCTTAGCCCACGCCATCCACTGAGTGGCGGCTTTTGTAATTTCATCATCTGTCAACGCAACAGTGTGTAAAGCAGAAAATCGGTGAATCCCTGCGTTCGTTAGATCAGCCTGGTAACTACCGCCGATACGCAGTTTTGCCCCCAAATCCGCCGGGTCGCCCATATCTGTTGTTTTCTCTGCTGACAGAGCTTTGTTCAGGATTTGAAAGTCCATTTTTTGTCCCGATTTAAAACGCGCGCACACTAAATAGTTTGTGTTTGCCAGCAACCCACCGAGCGCGACTGTACGCTGCGTCGACACGCTACCGTTGAGAGTGTTTACCGAAAAGTTCAGGGTCATGCTGGTAGATCCAGGCTGCGTTCTGAGCACTACGCCCTGCGTGGTTCCTGAGCCAGATTGCCGGGGCCCGTTAAAATTGCTGAGCAGCAGAATCTGTGAAAGGGTCGGACAGTTGAAGATTGTGAAAAAAGTAAAGTCCAGAGGCTGAAGAATACCCGTATCAAGCAATGTGCCTGCAGGCGTAAACTGGACGCCATTTTCCTGCACAACAGGCGAACCCAGTACCGTTGCAGCTACCCCATCCGGTGCGAGGTTTCGACCGGTTTTATCTGCCTCTCCATAAAAATTCAAATATTTCAGGCCACGGCGAACGAGCGGGTCAAAACCCAGGCCTTTATCACCAAAATAACCCGGAACAATAATACGCGAACCCATAATTTGTTTTCCTTAAATAGCGATTGCCTGGCGACGAAATGCCACACAGGGGTTATTCAGTGGGTATGGACGGTTTACCAGCTCTGGAATATTTGATTCCGGATATTGCCCTGTCCCTTCATGAAATTCGTAATTCGCAACAGCGACCGTTGTGTCGCTGTCAAACAGATTTCCGTTACCGTTACTTCCGGTCTGGCTGGCGTACCATAGATAAACATCGCCGGTCGTTTCACGCCCCAGCGTAATATCGACTACGGTATCGGCTACAATTTCGACACGCGTCACCGGAACGTCCCCGGCATCGTCAGTGACTCTGAATCCTTTTGCGGCATACGTCGTCGGAGATGAACCCACGTAGCATGATCGAAACTGAAGCGGCGGGCTCCACACCAGGAAATCCGCACGCAGGAATGTTCCGCTCAGCGTGACTGACAGGGGTTGCAGTGGACGCCAGTTCTGGCGACGATCAATTGCACGATGGAGCACTTTTCCGAACTGCATTCCCAGCCAGCGGTAGCCGTTCGCGTCAAGATGGCCACCCTTGTCGGTGACAGCATACGCCGGTGATGCCATCATTACGTTTGCATCTGCTGCACAGATATCGAGCTGAGCCTCGCCAATGCTCATATTCGTGCTGTCGCGCGTCCAGCTGCCGCTGGTCTGATACAGCACAGTCAGGGGGGGCTCTGTCTGCCCGGTGATAGCGGTAGTATCGGTAATGACATCATCAATGAGCTTTCTCAGGAGTGCTCTGTATTCTGCGCGGTCTGTCGCCCCTCCTTTTGTGCTGTCATAGTTATATTCATTGCCAAGATATAAAAAACCCACCACGCCGCAGGTTTTACCTTCGGCATCAGCAATGGCTTTAATCTGGGTAACGGCTGAAATGATCCGGTTGTAGAATCCCCAGGAATGGCCTTTAGAGAGATGTTCAATAATCTGCCCGCCCACACCGCAGTTCACAGCCACAATTTTGCGCTCATCCGTTACCACTCCCCGGAACTGTAACTGCATTTCCCGCCACATCCACATCGCGCCAATATCGACGGTTTCACCGAAATTGTTAGCCCCACGAGGCAGTGCGGCCACAGCCTCATCGGTCATAAGGTTTCCGCCGTCAGGAGGGGCGATTAAATCCTGCACCACCGCACGGGCTGATCTGATTTCAGCTCCGTTCAACGGCGTAAATGTTGAACCATTCTCATTTTTTGGCCGGACGGAGTCACCGAGCATATTAATGTTCAGAGTAGCGCGAATGTCCTTGCTCAGTGCAGCCCATCCCTCATTCCCGTTACTCAGCGACTGGCCGTCTGTGATCAGAATATTGTAATCGTAAACCGGCCGAGCAATACGCGTATTAATTTCGTCTCGTGCGGCAGCAGCAGCGGCAAGATTTGCTGCATTTCTGCGTGAAATGTCATCTACCCCATCGTTATTCTGATCGCTTTGCTCACCATTGAGATTCATCAGGACAAATCCCACACTGTCGCGAAATACAAAACCAGAAATATCCGCGTCAGATTCAGCACTGAATGCCTCAGTCACCAATCGCTGCTGCTCAACGACAGGCTGAACACTGTCAACAGAGCTGAGCAGAGGAGCCCCTATTTGCTGAATAACGAATCCGACGCTATCCCGGAACACAAAACCATCAATAAACTCATCATACTCAGCCGTCATCGCATTGCTCTGAATTGCATTCAGGCCGAATGCCGCCAGACGAAACCCCGCCTCATCATTAAGTGTCAGTAAAGGAGAATCAGCATCATCAGTAGCAATGAGAGATGAGATATAGTCAAGAACTGCCTGGATGGCCGCTTGAGAAGGCATTCTACGCCCGGTTGCTGTCAGCGTCCCAGCCACATTCATGTACTCGTCAGCCAGCGCGCTGCTGTCCGGGCTACGCACATAGGTGCTGCTGCCTTCTGGAATATTAGCGATATCCGCTTGCGCTTCCGCTAAGGTCATATACTGCCGGCTAAGAGGGATCAGGTTCTGCCGGGTTTCTTCGACAACCTTGTCTCCTTCAGCCTTCATGCCGTCTACGGTGTAGTGCTCGCCGCCGAGACGATCGGTATACTTCAACTCTGTGCTGGTAACAACCTTATCCAGCATTCCGCCCGCATAAACGTGGTCCCGTATATCATCACTCGGTACCGTCTTTTGCGTTGGCGTTGGTAATTCTGCCATGTGCTTGTCGCCCTATATAAAAGGCGCACGAAGTCATCAGAGTATTAATCCGATGGTGTGCGCGAAAGTTGATTATGGGTAAATCGAGTCTGAATACTCAGTCAGGGAAAGCGTTTGAGTATCGTCACCGTTGGGTTTGGCGCTATCGACGCGCCAGATTGTGGAGTTCAGTTCCGAGTCGGTAGCGATGAAATACCGGCTGGGGTTTTGCACATTTTCACGGTCATAAATGTTCAGATCGAAGGTATCGGCTGCAGCCTGAAATGCTTTGGCCTTGCCATCAACCGGATAGGCTCTCCACCGCCCGCGGTAATTACCCAGGCTGTCCGTCATCACCACCCACATATCACCCAGAGAGAAGTCGATACGCTCTGACGTTGAGAACACATCCCCGGTGCGCCCTGTGATATAGCCGTTCTGCTGCTTGTTGTCGTACAGGTCAGGACACTGCACAACCGTACCGCGAACCACCTGCGTCGATTCCAGTACTTTGACTGTCATTGTGAGACGTGAGTAGAGGATTTTGCGCGCCTCTAGCCATGCCCGATCAACCGCCTGAGTCCTGTTGCGGCAGCCGGACAAACTCACCTGCATTGCATTTACCGTTGCATCAGCTACTTCATTAATCCCGCCGCTGCCAACGCTCAGATAGATGTAGGTCTTTTTGTTGGTTGAGGGGTCAACGTAATCAAGCGTGACGCCGTCATACCCACCAGGTAAAGACATTTTCCATGACAACTTGTATTCATCCCAGAACATGTTTGATCGGGCGAAAACTGCATCAGGGTTAGCAACCCTTTCATCACGCCAGAACGTCAGAACATCACCGATCCAGTTGAAACTCACGCGGGCTACGTTACAGATGGTCTGTATACGCTCACCTAGCGGCTGGGTTGCATCGGAGAAGGTCCAGTCAAAATATCCAAGCTGTACATCAGGCAGGGTGTCTTTAATGGCGTAGAGCGACGGCAAATCCAACCGCGCGGGGTCCTGCTTTCCAGTCATTACCCACTCATGCAGAACGGCATCAGCAAATGACCGACTGGCACGCAATGTGTAGTCAATGCCGCTAGACGGTGACCACGAAATGACTTTCCGCTGCGCCAGGCAGTTGTATTTACGTTCGGATGCAACAGTCTGTGTTTCTGTCTGACGGACTGTCACGCGAACAATCGTATCATCAGGATAAACAACGTTCTTACGAACAGTAACAGAGTGAGCGCCAGACAGGTACAGGACTGAATCGCTGGCGCTGTTATTCGTTCTCTCCCCCTTAAAGGCGTAACGCCCGAACCCGGCTGCTGGAGTGATTTTATAGGTCCGATAGATGTAATCCTGGTTGGGGCCATCGTTATGGACGTTCACATCCATACTCTCTTCTGTACCCGGGATCTGGTCGTTGTCCTCATCAACTTTCCACCAGGTTAATCTTGCCGGACCGTCATACCCACCGTTTTCGTTTGCGTACAAGTGAATCCACAACTGATCTCCTTCCAGCGCGGCAAAGAAAGGACCTACAGCAATCGTGCCGTACTGCGTTATGGTGAAAAGCGTGCCGTTCACTACAGCATCAGCGGGAAGAGCCGCAAAATCAGCCCCACCCAGACCGCTAAACCAGAATTCGTAGTATTCCAGTGGATCAAGTAGAGCTCCATCGTCTGAAATTTCAGACCGAAACAGATTGGCGGTAACATTAATGTCTTTCGTGACAGATCCACTCGCGGTGTTATATGTGACGTTAACAGTAACGGTTACTGCAAATGGCTTGGGGGTGTCGTAGAAAACATCAAAATCGTTGGCTTTGGCTATTTTCGCGTAGAACTGACCACCAGCAAATGCACCCGTTAATAGTGAATTAGTTGTTGCCTGATTAGTAATATCCGTTGTCTGCTCGTTAGTGCCTGGCAATTCCTGGCCGTCAACGTCATCGAACGCGTAACCCTGGATGATTTCCCCTATAACTTCTCCAGGCTGAAATATCTGATAAGTGGCGCCAGCCAGAGCAACCAGCGAGGATTCAGAGTAACGAACTGATGAAATATTGTAATGGCCGTAGCCAATCTCCATCCATTCCGTCACCATTTTGTTGTTATTGATGTATTCAAACATCGATTCCTGTATGAGATCAGGATAAGAGCGCACCTGCCCATAAATATTCGGACGACCTTTATAAAGTCTTGCCCGATTGGTTTGCTGGGTTACATCGTTGTTGGGCGAATCTCCGGTGGCAACAGAAACACTGCCTGATTTTGGCGCAAGCCCAAGCAATTTCATCGCGCCAGAAAGGATTTTCGTGACTGGTCGCAGTATGGTGCTGATTAATTTCCCTACCCCACCCTCTGGCTGGTCGAACACCAGGACCACATCATTTTTACGCAGCGGATAAGCTATATCGAAGTCGTCAGTAAGCTCTCTGCCGTTGAGCTTAATCACAACATCGTTATGCAGCTTCAGTGAGTCGAGAAGCTCAATCAGGGGCGTCCCGGCCTCAATGGTGCCGCGTTGCTTCGGTGCGCCAGGCAGGCGCTGCAATTCATATCGAACCATGCACCATGTACTCCACGCGGCTGTAGACTTTAAGAAGCGCCAGCGGATTGTCGCTGCGCACGAAACCGAACTCCCCCCGGGCGTGCAGGCACTTAACCGGGCTCGTCATTACGCCGATATGCGCCGGGACTTCGCCGCGGTAGAAAACAGCAATGCATCCCGTTACCGCCGCCGGTACCGGTCGCCAGTGCTCCACTTCCTGCTCATGGCAGGTAATGAAGTCAGACCCGGATTCGTAGCCCGGCACATGGTGCAGCTCAAGCCCCAGAACATGCCGGTAATACAGGACAACCAGCGCCCAGCAATCCATCTCGTCAAAACTGCAGGCGCGGTTAGCCCACGGCTTGCCGTTAACAAGCCGGATAAATTCGTCTTGTGTCATGATGTTTTCAGTCCGGGATAGAGTTCGGTTGTGTAAATGATGGGGTTAGCCAGCGTCAGAGGATTGGTGAATCCGGCGTTGACCGTCACGTTATTGGCGTCGGCGGATATATCGCTTACGAACAGCGTCCAGTCGTTCATTGATGCTGAATCACCGATATCGTCCCACTGCTGGTAAAGGCACTGGATCGGCGTCATCCGCGCGGCACCCTGCCACGCTTTAAGCGTCTGCCTGACATGCTCCGTCGCGGCAACAAAGGTAATGGTCAACGATATCGTCGTTGTCCCGTCCTGCGCCGGCTCGGTCACGCTGAACCGCGCAGGCTCGAACGAGTTCCCGCCAAACGTCGCCGGACGGAACAGGTTATTGACCACCCGGTAATATCCAAACGCAGGATGATAAAACTCCACCGTCTGTTTGATATCGCTCGCCGGACGCCTCTCTTTCCATTCTCGTAATGTTGGCATTAGTCAGCCCTCGGCATCACTTCGGTGATCAGGTAATCCAGCCAATAGCCGTAGCCCGGCTGCGCCTCAACAATCCAGTCGTCATAGTCCTCGGTAATGTCCTCGAGCCCGTTGCTGATAACCGTTGCGGTCCAGGTGACAATGTTGCCGTTTTTGCTGGTCTGCACCGGTATATCGACGAAATGCAGCGTCTGCTGCTGCACGCCCTGCGTATCACCCAGGTCGATCGGCATCTGGAACCAGTTGCGCCCGCGGTCGCAATATGTCGGCGAGCGCAGCCATGACTTAAACCGCTCGGCCTGGGCAAGCGTAAAAATCCACTGCAGCGTCCAGGTTGCTTTCAAGTCAGTAGTAATCGGGGTAATTATCAATGGACCGACTGCCGTCTGCGTCGTCTGCCAGGCTGTATCCTGCGTCATGTTCTGATCGGCGCGCTGGGGAAGCGGCAGGAACGGAGGGTATTGAACTGTTGCCACGTTTCCTCCGGGCATTAAAAAACCCGCCAGAGCGGGTTTGGTTTAGTAAGCACCTTGCGCTTTTCTTCCGAGACCAAAAGCGCTCTGAATTGCTGAGGACATTGGTCCATTGCGATCAACATCGGTAAGAAAACCCTCTACTGTCACGACACTACCTTCCTGGCTGGCCTGCGCCTGGAATGAATGCTGGCCACCACTGGTCTGGTCATAAAACTGGATGTTTACCTGGACCTGGCCACCATTCATATCCTTATTGCTGATGACCTTCCCGTTATCGCCAGGGATCATGTACTGCTTGCCGGTGCTGGCCTGGTAAATCTCTGGCTTCCCTTTCTCGCCGACTTGGTACAGGCCGCCGGCTGATACCGGTCCGCCGTTGTAGCGAGCGCCGGCTATTGAAAGGGCCTGCGCCATGCCAACTGTTGAAGCTATTCCTGCCTGAGCGGGGATAGCGTTAGCGCCAGCCGTGGCAAGGGAGGTCATTGCAGCAGCCGGGGCCATGGATGCGGCTATTAGTTGCCCTTGCGCAATAGCCATTCCAGAAGCGGCGGTCATTCCAGCCTGCCCCATAATTACAGACTTCAACCACTCAACTCCCATCTGGACAAAGGAGTTGATAACGCTGTTTAGGACAGTTGATCCGAGTGAGCTCATGGCTTCGCTGACAGACATACTGCCAGTGAGTATGCCAGTGAGGGCATTAGAGGCGTTTCCTGCAAATGAATCAAATGCCGCAGCAGCTACCTCATATCCTGCGTTTTGTTGCCTCCATATCTCCCACTGCGCCGCTATGCGCTGTTGTTCGTACTGAGTGTTAGCGGCATTCATCAGTTCAAGACCGCGCTGGGTTATCTGCCCCTTCTGCGTTTCGAACTGCTGGATGAGAGCCAACTCCTGAGCATGCTGATTAGCCAGCTGTTGGACAGGGTCAATCTGCCCCCGAGCTTCCTGCATGGGGCTTACAGTTTGCTGAGCGCGTATCTTAGCCAGATTAACCTGGTGCTGAGCCTCCAGTTGCTCACTGGTCTGATTGTACTGCTGCTGAGTGATTTTTTTGGCGGCCAGTGCAGTTTGCAGATCTTTAACATCCTGCTGGTAAGACGCATTCTCTCTGGCTTCAGGGAGAAGTTTCTCAGCCGCGGCTTGCGCCTTGATAGCGTTGGCCGTATCCCACGTTTTAGCAGCATACTGCCCAGCCAGCGCTATTTGTTCCTGCGTAGCGCCTTTGCCAAGCGAAAGCTGAGCATTGAGGATCGCCTTCTCCCGGCTTAACTCCTGCGTTGAGCCAGCAGCGAGTTCTGATTGCTGGCGCAGATTTTCAAGTTTTTGGTTTACCGATTCCTGCTGGTTAGCAAGTTTCTTAGCCTCAGATTCCGCTTCCTTGGTGGCCTTTTTGTTATTTTGCTGCGCTTGTTGAGCATCGAATTCAGCTGCTGCTCTGTCACGAGCAAGGTTAACATCCGCCTCTGATCCACCGAGTTTCCTAATGTCCTGCTCAGCCCTTAATTGCGCTCGCTTCCTGTCATTAAGCTCGCTCTGAAGTGTTACCTGATCCTGTAGCTTATCCAGATACTCCTGAACATCTTTCGGGCGTTCAACCATGAGGCTGCTGGAGTTGAATTTGTCTTTTGCCTTGGCCGCAAAATTAATCATATCTCCCAACTTGCTCATCATGCCGGCAGCAATTCCCGCTTCCTGCCCATCCCTGCGCAGCAAATCGATTCCTTGCTTCATCGTTCCGTTTAGCGTAGCGCGGCCAATGTTAATGGCGTTTTGGGTCTGACTCAGTCTGTTCTGGGCCTTCTCCAGCTCAAGGGTAGCTATAGCTAGGTTATCCTGTGCGCCGCTAAGCGCCTCGGCAGCCTGCCGCCCTCTCGTTGTATTCGTACCCCAGTTTGCAATTTCTCTTTGCTGGCGCTGGACCGCAGATGTCGCGTCATTGAATTCCTTTTGTGCGTCAGATACCGCGTCACTCAATTCAGGAAGACTCTGACTCAATTTCCCTATCGTCGCCGCCAACTCTGTATGCGACATCGTTTGGAATTTGGAACTCAGTTCGTTAACGCTATCGGCAAGAGCATTAGCATCATTCCTCGCTTCTTTTGTACGCTGAGAGAAGTAGAGAATTGCACTTGCAGCAAGCATCGCCGCACCTGCAGGACCACCAATTAACCCAAGTGCTCTGGTAGCCAGGCTTGCGCCAGATGAAAGAGCCAATTGAGCAGCCCTGTTTGCCGCTAATGCACGGTTATAATTATCAACTGCACCGGCTGCCGCAATTCTGGCAACTGACAAGCGCTGCTCAGCTGCCGCGGCGTTGGTTTCGCTGATAGCAGTTAGTCGCATCATTTCTGCGAGCCTTATCTCATCTAAGGCCCGTTCTTTTGCGACCGCCGCAGCCCTGAGGTCTGCCGCTGCCTTATTCGCGGCAGCCTGAGCTGCTAATGATTCTTCTGCTGAAAGCGTGCGTGATGCGGCAGCTGCTTTGATTTTAGCCGCAGTAGCCATAGTTAAGGCGCCGACGTACCGACTCCCAAGAATAGCCGCGACGCCTGTCAGCAAAGCGCTCAGGCCGCCGATATTTTCACTGATAGTAACGACCGCATCACTGAAAATTGCCGCACCGGTTTTTACGGTAGAGTTTTCGCCGAAAAACTTAGTGATGTTATTGCCAGCAACCTGAAGAGCCTGGCTGATAGTCGTAGTGGTGTTGGCAAATTCAGCACCGATTACACTCCCCTGGGAAAGCAGACCGTTAACCACAACATCTGTCGTTAGCTTGCCCTGTGCCGCCATGTTGCGCATCTGGCCGATACTGACCCCCATAGAGTCAGCAAGAGCGACAATAAGACGGTTACCCTGTTCGTTTACAGAGTTGAATTCCTCACCGCGTAAAGCTCCAGAAGCAAGGCCCTGCGACAACTGAATAATCGCGTTCTCGGCCTCTTGTGCCGTGGCACCTGATACAACGAACCCTTGGTTTATGATTGTGGTTAACTTCGCCAGATCATCTGCGCTGGTTCCGTATTGCCGGGTGGCCCTCTCTAAACGCGCATATAGGGATGCTGTTGCATCCAGGCTGCTTCGGGTTTGCTGCGTGATGTTGAAAACACGCTCAGTTACATCAGCAAGTTGTTCAGACGGGCGAAGAGAGTTGGATAATTTGTTATTAACCGTGGCCCATGCGTCAGCATATTCAGCCACCTGCTGGACAGAAAGAGCTGCGGTAAGTGCAACCGCAACACGGGACAAGCTCGACATCGAACGCTCTGTGGTATCAATGGAGCGTGATGTTTTATCAAATCCCCGTTCCATCAGATCAAGGCGCTGGTTAACGCGCTGCTGAGCGGTAAGTAGCCCGCGCACATCCATTTCAATGTCGTAATAAATACCGCCAGCGTTCTCAGCCATTTCCTTTTCTCCGGGCAATAAAAAACCCCGCCGAAGCGAGGTTTTGGGATTGAGTTTTGTTATATTAGCCCAGCTTTTCTTCGGGCCTCTTCGAGATACTCATCATCTGTTTTTTCGGGACCGAGGTCTAAAGGCTGCTGCCTTTGCCACTCTTTTAATTTGCCGCTAAGTGCATAAATGATTTTGTCGAAGTTTTTCTGATGCCTGTGTGCACCTGTCACGTTAACGCCTAACTTCAGGGATGAGTCTATACCGACGACGCATGAGTTTTCGCCGTCGGAATTCACCACAATAGACACATTTTCACCCCATGAGAAAAGTGAAATTCCAGCACTTACGGAAACTCGGCGAAGTGTGTCATCTTTCTGTTTAATCGTCATCCCGACTTCTGGAATAGCCTCTAAAAGTTTTTCAAAGGCAACGTCAGCCGGAAATGGAAAAATTTGCTGCGTAGATTGACTGGCAAAGCTCATATCCCTATCCCCATCAGTAAAAGTAAGAAAATCGTAGCAAACCAAACATCTTTAGTCTGCCCATCCTTCCGCCTTTTTCTTTTTAAGGAGAGCATCCAGGCCGGCTGTGTCCTTCTGCTTCTTGAGGATCGTCGCGTATTGCCTGTAACCATGATGTCCAGGGGCAAAGAATTGCCCATTATCGTACATGCCTGGATTTTTCTTCATGGCAGACATAGCTAATGGGGCAAGGGCTATTTGCTGTTGGCAGTAATGGATTGCCTTCTCGAGGTTCTTACCAGAATCGCGCAGTTTATAGTGCTTCTTAATTTTCTCTTGAAGGTCAAAGTGGAGCTTTAAAATCACATCATCAGGCAGCCCACGAAGACCTTCGAGCCACTCTTCTTCTGTCATATCCCTATCCCCACTGGTTGGTTTTGGACAGATTAGCAGGGATGCGGGGGAACGACAAAACCCGCCGCAGCGCTACTTAGTAACCAACGCGATGAACAAAGGCACCAGTATTGCCGATACCAAAAGGCCAACCAGCCACTTCTGATTTTCGTCCATTTTGTCAACAATCCTGTTTTCCATGGACTTCATGTCAGACCGAATGCCACGCAAATCAGCTCTTGTATCGCTAATTAGCTTCTCCTGGTTTTCAGCAACCGTCTCAATACGGGCAAGCCTGTCATGCATGTCACCACCTCCGCCACCACCACCGCGACCATTGAATCTTGGGTAGTCAGCCATATATGAAACATCAGGATCCCTTTCTCTACTTGGCATCGTTATCACCATCCTCAATCCATTTTAATACTGGCCAAACAGCGACATGATGCGTAAATCCACAGTTTCGGCAAATGATCCGATACTGGTAGTGCATGAGAGAAAACCTAGGACCACCCGCATCTAACTTTATGTAATCGACAAAAGATCGTGACGACGCACCGTCAGGCCCTGACTGATGCACATTGCATTGAGGGATGCCAATATCCTCACTTCCGCACAAAAGGCACCTGAACACCTCTATGCCCCGCTTGAATAAAAATTCAGAAAGTAAGTCCGGAGTTACCTTCTCTAAGCGTCTTTGAAGCGTCAGTTCTAATTCTCTTTGTCTTGATTTTTCATCGTCCACGCCAGATCACCAATAATTAATACCTCTAGGCAATCTAGCATGCTGCGAGTTTTCCCATGAACTGATCTTATATCCAGAGAGAACGACAAAACCCGCAGCAGTTCACTTAAAAAGGGCTAAACAATGCCGGGCAAGTACAGCTGAACTTCATCGGCAGCACGATCACGCGCGGCATGGAGTAATCGCTTACGTCCGCCGACTCCCCATTTCGCCATCTGGCTAGCACACTGGCTAATCGCTTTAGTTTCAGTGTTGATGATATGGTCGATTTTATTCAGGCGGGACATTGCTCCAATGCCCATACGAACAACCGTCCGAAATACCTCATACACCTCGATTTCGAACTCGGGCTTAATCCACGCTGCATAGCGAATGGCAAGCAGCTCCACTCCCCAGACACCAGGCTCATCCCCACCTTTAACTACCTTAAGTGGTTGAATTTGTTCCAAAGCACTTTTTTGGGCTTTGGACTGCAATGCTTTGATGAATCTTTTAACCTGAGCGCTGCGGAGGAATTTACTGGGCCTCTGCGACTCAGTTGCCTCCCCTTTTGCTACTGCCGCAGCATGAAGATCGTTGAAGTTATAGCGACCATCGCCATCGACACGAACGGAGACGCCGTTCACTGATACGGTTGGATATTTCATCGTATTTACCTTTCTGTGGTGCGAGCCTGTTCGCGTAGACATGGGCAGCCAAGAGCGGAACGATGAAATCCACCGCCCAGTCTCAGACTCACACTACGGAAAGCTCTTGCTGAAAGAAGCGCACGCGAATGCGCGATTTGTTGCGGGTATAAAAAAGCCCCGGGCTATGCCGAGGCTGGTTTATTTGGTTTTACGGGCTTGTTCCTGCTCCATCATCGCCTGCCAGCGGCGATCGTCTTCGTCCATGACCGTGTCGTACTCTTCGCGCGTGAAGCCGTTCTGATTTGGGTATTTGGCGTTAAGCAGCAATGCAAATTCGGTCATTGTGAGGTTCTCGGCCTCTTCCCGACTCATACCGAAATGGTTGCGCGCAGCCATGATGTAGTCGGCGGCGCGGAATTCTGCGGTTGTCTCGTTCGTTTCGTAACGCTGCAGCTTACGCACCTTCGCTTTGCCGATGATGCCGTGCATCATCAGGTTTTGCGCGACAATGACCATACTTTCCGGCGGCATGCTGCCCGGGCGCCAGACAAAGCCACGCTTGCGTGATTTCCCCGGCTTCATCCATCCAACCAAATCGCCGATATCATCGTCACAACATGCTGTCAGTACCGTGTGAGCAGCCATGATCGCTTTGCGTGACAGGAGCCCGCTTTGCATAAACCGCAGGACGCAATCAGGAATTCGGCTGTACTCATCGCGGATATAGGCCTCAGATACGCGCCGCACGAATGGCGTCGCCTCATCATTGCACAGGTCATAGAACGCCTGAACAATCTCCTCCGGCTCTCCAATGCGTGCCATGTTGCGAAACGACGGCCGGAAAAAGAATTCCCGATCACCGGTACCGATAACGCATTCGCCTAATTCTTTAATCGGGGTCATAGTCGCTCCATAAACAGTATCAAGGGCGCATAAACGCCCTTTGTACTATTCACGAAATAGCCTGGTGGTTAACTGATAGTGACCGCGCAGGATGCAGAGGTGATCTTGACCGGTGTCGCGGAAGAGTCGGTAACTTCACAGGTATAGGCCCCGGCATCACCGGAAACAGCGCTGGCCTTGTTGAAGGTCGCCGTTGTTTGCCCGCTAACAACCGTTCCGTCTTTCTTCCAGACGTAGGTGTAAGGCGAAGTTCCACCCTCAACCACTACCGACATATTCAGTGCCGATCCGGCCGCCACGCTCTTGGTGGTCGGTAGGTTAGTGGTGAACGCCAGCGCCGGCGGAGCGACCTCAAATACCACGGTGTCAGCGTCGTAGACTTTCCATTCCCCGGAGAAGGTCGAAATATCCGTGGTGCCGAAATCACCAGACCAGGAGGTGGTGTTGAAGTAGCCCATGATATAAGTGCCGGCGTCTTCACCAGTGAAGTCGAAGCGGACCCAGACTGTCGGCTGACGGCCGGCCTGCACTTCATCGAAAATATATTTCGAGATGGCAATAGCGCCGACTTCCGTCGTTTTGTCTTTTTTGCGGAACTCACCTTCTCCTGAGATGGTGAAGTCCATATTGTTGACCAGGTTCTCAACCAGCCCCTTCGTATCGTCAGCCTCAGAGGTGACGGTATTCATGGAGTAGTCGAAGCCCTTGGTGGTCATGGCGCCGAGTCGCTTCCATTCGGAAAGCGCAGGAACCGTATCAGCACAGCCAAAAGCCATGCGGAGCACGGCCACCTTACCAATCAGCTTGCCGGTGTCATTAGCGCAGCCTTGCATGTATGCCTCTCAATTAAAAAAGGCCGCCATATGGCAGCCTGATGGGTGATTCTGACGATTATTCGCCGTATGTGCAGGAGACGAGTAGCCGGGTTACTAATCGGCCCTCTTCGGTGGGGATCGGCGCCGGTACATTACCGACAAGACGCAGCGCTCCTACGCAATCATCGGCTCCGGATTGCGCGCTGATGTACTCGACAATGGCGTTTACCGCGGCGTCAGCAGCATCGGGATTGGCCTTCGAGGAGATCACATCAACCATCACATACCAGTCGCCGCCGAGGTCAAAGGTGATATCGGTACCGCCGGAAGGCCTGAACACGATGAACTGATCAGTATCTTTCCCGGTGTCGCGCCATTGCCGCCACTGGACCTTAAACCCCGCGGTAAGCCCCTCAGCCACAAAGAGGTCTTTGAGGCGCATATACATCGGAGGGGTCATTGCGCTTCTCCACATGGAAGGACTTCTACGCGCCCCTTTAAAGTACGCTCGTAGAGCTCGCCTTTACGGCGTTTATGAGCTCTGAATGGCCTTGGATGATACCGAACAATTCCGCGCTGGATATCAGCAAAAAATACCCCGTCGATTTGGTTGCCATTCACAAATACTTTGCGAGGGCCGAGGCCATCTCCGGCAAAATGGATAGTGCGATTCATAATGACAACTCCTTCTTCACCACCGCGTCAATCTGGATGCGGGTATCCTCGAAGCCCTTCGTTAAGAACTCTTTCTGCGCAGTCGCGCGCCTGAAGGTCTGCTTCACTTCCGGGTCGTGAACATAAACCGCATAGTTGGCGGAGTAACCAACGCGCCCGGTTACCCTGGTGCCGTTAGCCATGATTTCCCGGAACTGGCTGTTGATGAGCGTCGACGTATCGATCGGGGTGTAAAGTGCTGCCTGCGCGCTACCGATAAGCATCGCCGACTGGATTGCTCGCACGACTTTGCGCCCCTGGACATCTTTGATGATGCGATCGAGGTTGGCCTTGGCCTGGCGGATGCCGCGAACTTTAGCGCCCATAATCAGACTCCCGTAATCAGTGCGAAATCGTCCGCCAGTCGCTCGAACGTATCGGCGAACTGGACGATTTGCCGTATCTCGTCGGCCTCATCCGGCGGAGCCGCATCGGTCGACGCGCCAATCAGGATGTAATCTCCCTCCCGCGCCGTTGAGTACTCGGTCCATATCGTGTTTTTAACCACAATTTCCCGGCCAATGTCGCCGATTTTCGCAGAGAGACCGCCCTGGTAGTCGCAGAGGATAGCGATAGGCTCTTCCCATCCGTACGGCTGACCTCCGCCGTCGGTATCGCTACCGTCAGCATCGCGTATGCGCCGCCAGATAGTTGCCGTAGCGGTATAGCTCCAGTTTGCTACCGAAGACATCAGTCATCCCTCCATCGCAGCACAGCGGCGCCTGTGGCGCGTATACGATCGCAGTTGATGAACCACTCACCGTCGCTTTTCACGTACGCTGTCGTTTGCTGGCCGGTATCGGTGATCACCCATACCCGGGTAAACGTCCGCGGTAGCCGTTGCTGAACTGAAACCCACGCCATCAACAGCCTCCGACCACCATAAAAAGACCCACACGGCTGCCGGCGCTGATCGGAAGTTCACTGGTGCAGCCGCTGGTATCCAGTTTCGCCAGCGAGTCACGCAGCCAGGTGATGCCATCGTCACCGTAATCGAACGAGCGGGACGCGCCGGACGGAGCGCCCTGCGATTTGATGCGGCGGCCGCCGGAAGACGTCGCCATGAGCGCAGCGGCATACATCAGGATGAGCTTTGCCGTGCAGTCGTCATATCCCGCACCATCAAGGCACGGGATAATTTTATTGACCACGCAGAGAATCGGATCCAGCAGCGCGCCGGGAATGGCGTAACCCAACTCATCGAGGAACGCCTGCACGTCTGCCGCTGTGATTGGGTCAGCCATGGTTATTTCGCCTTCTTCTGCAGGTCAGCCAGTTGCTTCTGAGCCTCGTCGAGGTCAGCCTGCAGCTTGGTATTGCCAGCGGTCAGTGATTCTACTTTGCCGTTAGCCTCGTCGAGGTCAGCCTGCAGCTTTTGCAGGTCGGCAGGGGTCGCCACCTCCAGCACCTGATCTCCCACAGGGATTGCCTTGCCAACCAGCCAAAGCGGGAGAGTTTCACCTTTGTAAACTTCACCCTTTTTAAGTTCGTGACTGTCATGGGTGAGCAGCCATTGTTGTTCTTTACCAGCCATGCGGCCTCCGTAAAAAAAGATGGGGCCGGAGCCCCATTGATTATGCTTTGGTCAGCTGGACGTAACCGGCCTGGCCGTTTGCATCGTGTTTGAACTGCGGCGCCGCGGCAGCGAGAACCGAGAAGACGTAATCATCTTCGGGGTTAAGGCGCGCTTTAGGACGCATGGTCATCGGCATACCATTCAGGATCTGAACAACGTCCGGACGTTTAACCACACCGAGCAGCTCGTCGGTCGGAACCTTGGAGGCCGGCACCAGAGCGGCCACACCAGGGATTTCCATGATGCGGGACAGGATGGTCTTCGGATAGTTCGCGGCATAGTCATTAACCGACGCGTAGAACCAGTCTTTGTAGTTCAGGTAGATCGTCACCGGCGCATAGAAGTTTTCGGTATGCAGCAGGTTAATCAGGTTGGAAATTGCCGCTACCCACTGCGCACCGGTAGCGCCGTTCAGAGTCAGGCCGTGAGTGCCGGTGCCGCGGTTAGGCGCAGTACGCAGACCATAAATGGTCGCGCCCCCAACGTTGATGTTCGGATCGCCGTTCAGCACCATGTCTTCCAGCTTCTCAGCGACTTTGCGCTGATGGTTGGAAATGGCGTCGCTGTCCAGTGAGTAGCCTTCAGTCTGCGCTGCCAGCATCTGGCGCCAGCCGAAAGTCAGCTCACTGTCGATGATCGGCAGCGGCGTACCCTCGTAATTCATGACAGGCTGATCGCCCTTCGCCTTGCCGCGGCCATCCAGGCTGATATTCACATCACCGGAGTCGGACAGGGTCATGAAGTAATGGACGATCTTACCGAGCGCCATAGGGCGGGAAACGCTGGCAGCCAGGTCGTTAAACACTGACAGCACGTCACGCTGAACGGTAATCGCAGAGCGGTCCCATTCGCCCCAGACATCTTTCGGCAGCACTGATGCGTTACCAACGAGCTCATCGAAGGCGATGAACTGGCCATTTGCGTCGTTGACCGCAAAGCCATGCTGTGCAGCCATGTTGCGATGCATCATGTCCCAGCGGCGGCGGGCATTGAGAATCAGCTTTTGCTGCTGTGGAGTAAACTTTAACATTCTGGTTTTCCTTATGCCTTGGCGTACGGAGTGGAGAGGATCACCACGTCGGCGAAACCTTCCGCCGCCAGAGTGCGCCCTGCTTTTTCGTCGAACGTTGCGACGACCTGGTTGCCGGTTGCGGCCGCTTTGAATACGCCGCCGGTACCGATGGTCAGCTCCTGGCCTACCGTATAGGCTGCCGCTGCCAGGCGAACGTTGTATTCCTGCTCGCCTTCGACGCGATACGCCACACCGGTTTCGTTCGCTGCGTATGCAGTGGTGATTGCCTGGCCGATGAAACGACGGTTACCCAGGATGAGCCAGCGGCCGGTAGTATCAGCGGCGGCGGCGAGCTTGCCAGATGCAACCTTCACTGCCACACCAGGGTTAAGCGCCGCAGCAACAGGCAGGTTGATGGTTTCCGGCTCACGTTCGACCGGGCCACGATAGATAACGTTAGCGACCATTATTTAGCCCCCTCTTCCATGCCTGCGTTCAGGTCGTAGTCTTTCCACTGGTCATTCTCAGCATTGACCTGCTGGAAAGATGGATTCAAACTGGTACTGGTCTGGCACTGCGCATACATGTCGTTCAGCGCTTCGCCGGCCAGCGAGTTGATCGCCGCTTCGGTCATGAACGGGAATTTTGCTTTAACCGCATCTCGCTTGGTTTTGAGGTCTTTCTCAGCGTTGGCCTGCAGCTGAGTTTTCAGCGTGCCGATCTCGTCAGTCAGCGGCTTAATTGCCAGATTTACTGCCGCGGTAATCGCGTCAGAGTTAATCTGAGTACCCGGCTGGTCGTCCGCTTTCTTCTGCACTTGCTGGTTGTAGGCATCCCAGACCTGATCGTCGGTCAGCCCCTCGGTTTTAACGCCTGCGGCATTGAGCGCGGCGATCATCTTCTCTTTCATCGGGTTTGTTTCTCCGTTGGTTTTGACTTCGTACTCAGTGGGTTTGCGCACGACCTCTACTGGATCGCCGACCAGCGTGACCGTGCTGTCGTCGATGAGGTATTTTTGCTGGAAGAGCTTATTGCCCTCTTCGAAAATGAATTTGTCGGGCCATACGGTCACGACATAGCGATAAACATCGCTTCCTGACGGCGCGCGAATGGCTTCACGCAGCATCTGGTAGATTTCATCGAATGAGGCATCTGAGTTATGGGTGAGGAAGAACTTCACTTTGTTCAGCAGGCCATCTTTGAGGCTATTTGCGGCTTCAACGAGGCTTGCTGTCTCGACTTTGCCTTCCTGTCCATCGGCATTCACGAACATGCCGACGCCTTCTTCTGGAGTACCGGCACCCGGCTCATCGAGCAGGATAGCGATATGGTCGAACTGCATATTGCGAGCAATCCATGAGTACTTTTTCTGTTTCGACTCGCCGGATTTTTTCTCTTTGTTGGTGAGCAGGCCGGTAGACAGGTGGATAGGGTCGGTGTTGGTGCCGGCGATCATCTCATCAAGACGATTAATCAGGCGCTTACCGTCAGGCTTTGTCTCGGCGACCGCCTTATTGATATAAACGTCCATGACCACCTGGTCACCTGACTTGCTGACGTTCTGCGCCCATGCTCCGACGTGATAGCTGTTAATGGCCCGCGGGTCATTGGCGCTGACATACTTGCCATCTACCATCGGGTGCGGGAGAGGCATCAGCTTGCCTTCCATCGTCTGGTAGCTGTTGTTAATCTCCTCCGCCGGGTATAGGCCGCCATTCATCACAATGTCATCGACGATCGGGACCGCACCACGAATGACGTAGTGTTCCTGGTCGTTGATTATGGTCGTTGAGATGTTGGAGGCGTTGATGGCCAAGGATTTCACGTGAATACTTGAGAGCTTCATCTCCTCTCCTGATTTTGTTATGGCAACAAAAAACCCGCCGAAGCGGGTTTCAAGGATTTAATTCTATTTGTCACTATCCGTTGCAACTGTACTCACCATGGAGAGTTTCTCTTGCCGTCACGACAGCCGACTCTGCCTCCCCCATCGTCAGGAATGTACCGAGGTGGATAGCCTTGCCGTCTTTGTATATCTGGGCTCGCCATTTACCACTTTGCTTATGCAGGCTAACGCCTTTAATTCCGCTTGTGTTGTCTGACCTAACTGATGCATTCCATCTGTTTTGAGATGTGCCCGCTGGTCTCAGATTGGAAATGTTGTTATTGCTTCTATTTCTGTCTTTATGATCGACCTGGATCGGTAAAGTCCCGTGGTGAAGAGCAAAAATAACCCTATGTACCATTCGAAGTCGACCCTCGAAATTAACTTCCCAGTACCCGGATTTTTTAAGCGAACCAGCGCAATCTCCTGCACGTGAAAATACTCTTCCGTTGCCGTTTATTTTGTCGTGTCGCCACCGAAGAAAGCTTGGCGATGATTCGTCATAGTAGAGAGCGTCACGGAAGCGTTCAATCAATGATTCTTGTTCTTTCATATAAACCTCGTAGCAGGTTTCGTAGATGATGAGTGCGGCAGGGGTGTCTACGTTCACCCTCTTCGACTGGCCGGTCTAGCCGCACGTCAATTGTACCACAACGTGGATGCTGGATAGCTTCACGTTTCGTCCTCTTAGGGTTGTTTTGGTGGTGGCAGCACTTTGCCTGATGAGGTTGTGTTCCTCGGTTGATACCCACTCAGTGGCGCTGGCCGGCAGCCATCGCAGAAACGCGCTGGCGCAGGAACATATTTACCGCAGCGATGACAGGAGCAAGGATCAACCGAACCAGAACCGGCTGCCATAGCAATCAGGACCACGATAAGTAGCAGTAACAGAACAATGACTGCGATCACGCGGCCTCCTTAGCGGTCCACTGCTGGCGCTCTTTTGCCAGCTTCTCAGCTAACCCCTGATTGAAAATGCTGCCGTCGTCGTTGAGCAGCACAGGAATCTGGCTGCAATAGCAGTTGTACCGGTTGCCGTTTTCAGCGTAGAAGTCTCTCACCTGCTCGGTGGTATAAACCTTTCCGTGACGGCTGGCGTGCCAGCTACGCGTCGTAGGTTTGAGCGCCGACAGCCACAGGAGGCCGGTATTCAACCCAAGCCGATCCGCTGCCCAGTCCGTTTCGTTCCATTGCGCCTGCCGCAGCGCGCCGACCTGCTCAGTCTGAGCGATGGTCTTGGCGCGGCCCATAGAGACATCAAGGCGCTTGCTTATCACCTGCGCCGTTTCGCGCGGATTCACACCGCGCCCAACGGCATCCGCGATGATGTTCGCCAGGTCACCGCGCGCCCGGTCAGCTTCCAGCTTCCAGTCGCTATACGTGCTGATGTAGGCGCTGGCGATCTGGTTCTGGTATGCAGGGCTGCTTAAAAGCTGCTGTAGCGTCGTCTGGCTGGCGTACACCTGCGACTGCTGCGAGAGGTTGTTGAAGGCCTCCAGCGTTCCGCGCTGCGCCTCAGCGGCCACGTAATCCATCGCCCACAGGTTTTGTTCGCCGCCTTCCAGCAGATAATCGTCGAGAATAACCTGCACCGATTCGAGCAGGTCGGCCAGTTCCTGCGCTGACATGTCATAGATAAACTTGCCGGCGTTGACCTGGTAGAGCCGCACATCTTCGCCGTTGTCGTGGCACAGGAAGTGCCAGCTGTGGCTGTTTACCTCACGCTTACGCCCGGTAAGGCGCTGGTCGAAAAGAGCTTTCAGCGCCACCTTTATCGCGTAATACCGATCCTCAATGTCGCGCTCCATCTTGCTGACGGACTTACGTGACATTGTTGGGTCAACTTTCGACCGTGGTATCACCGGGCTTTTCGGCTTCTGACTGAGGGTCGGCCAGAGGATCAGGTTTTGGTTTGTTGCCATCTGGCAGATCCTCATCATCAAGATCAGGCAGCGGTTGCAGTTCGCCCGCGGCGCGAATTTCGTTCTCAGTGATAGCAGAACGGCCAAAGGCATTCGTGGACTTCACAGCCACGTCCGCTAGCTTGTCCATATTGGCAATCTTCTCTGCCTGGCTCGGCGCCAGCAGATCAGACCAACCTACGGTGATTTCTTCATTCTGAGCCGGCGGAATAATTCCAAGGGTCCAGAAGCGCGAAACTACATCGGTGATTACGTCGGTCAGAAATCCTTTCCGGCGGCTCATCCTGGTTCTCCCCCACCCCTTGGCATCCTCAGTGCTGGCGCGCTCACCCGTTTGCATCCCAACGAGTTCTTTCACAGGGATAGGGACGGTCGCGCAGAATTCGCTCAGCGCAGTTCTCCAGGTCGGTTCTGGGTCGGCTGCCGCAACGCTCAACACCTCAGCGGTACCAGCCTGCATAAAGCTGGCGCTGTCGGTGCTGTCGTTAAGGCGACGGACCTGCTGATCAAGCGCTTCAGCAAGTTGACCCTCAGCCACGCCAAGGGCCTTGGCGAGAGCGGAGAAGTTCGTCTTCTCACTGAATGAGTAGTTGAGCTGGCGACTGGCGTTCTTCAGGAATCCCTCAGACGCACCGCCGCTCACCTTCTCTATATCCAGCAACTTGTTAAAGCCAGCCTCAAGCAGCGACTTTCCTGACGTCATCACGCCATCATCAGAGCCCTCTGCCAGGATGATTACGCGATCCGGGTGTACGTTGATGATTCGGCCCGGGCGGGCGTCAAAGTTTCCGTCAACCGGCAACTCAGTGAACGAGTACATCGTCACTTCGCCGAACGTTTCACTGTCCGGGTTATCGTCCCAGTTAATCGGGTCGATTTGCGCTTCCCATGCAGGAATCAGCTTAACGAGAGCCTTTTCCTCAAGCCTTCCCACGATGGTGGTGTCAACAGGTTCAGACCACTTCTTACTATCTTTAATCTGAAGCAGGATCGCAGAGTAACGCCCAACCAGGTTACGGCGGTCTGCGCCTTTAATCTGCTCCCAGCAGCGCTTCAGGAGCTTGTTGACTCGCTTATCCCACGCTGTTTGCTTCGATGCGTCCTTTGTCTGGTCGCCTTCGTAAACATCTGGGTAGTCTTCCCAGCACCCATCAAGCATGCGCGTCACGGCAGCGCCAGCAACCGCATTACGCCGGTACGCCCGGTAAAAGTCATCAAACGTGAGGTGTAACGGGTAACCGAACTCCTGATAGAGTCGCTGGCGTTTGGTATTACTGGTGCCGTTAAACAGCATTGAGAGGTTTTTATTACGCTCCCTCTCAGTGCTGGAATTGGTGGCGCGCTGTTGTTTCATTTCGCTTTCGGTCACGATGTCCTCCGTCAGCGCGATCGCACCAACATGCCGGTGATTTTTTGTGGTGAATGCAGTACGCGGTAACGTGTCCCATCCCAGTCGTGGTCTTCTTGCTGGGTGTCGACGTCATCAGGGTTTTTATCGTCACGAACGAGCACCGGGATGCGGCTTATCCAGCCACGGCAGTAGTCAAAAACGTAGAATGCTGGCTTCTCAGGCATGCCTGATTCCAGCTTCACGCCTTCAACCACCGCTTCGAGCATATCCGCAAAAAGAGATGCGCCGTTGATACGGGAGCCTGGCTTTTTATCAGCTGGCAACCAGGTAACGCCCTGAGCTTCCATCTTCTGTGCGATCGATAACTCGTTATCACCAGTGTTGAATATCGCGCCGTCAGCCGGTCCAGGAATAACCTCGCTGCAGATGCCTGGCATAATGTGCAACTGACCTTGCGTAACCCCGTCGAGTTGAATCTCTTCCGGCTCGTCTGCATCTTCGCCCACCAGGCGCTTATCAATCCACGCCACGCCTTTCGCGACGTTGGTGGATGACATGTTCAGGCCTTTGTTCAGCTCATCAGGCGGGCAGCCGTACCACTCGCCGATTAGGATCAGTGACCCAGCCGGCGGGCAGAACTGTCGACCATCAGGCAACTCGGCGGCAGTGCCATCAGCCTGGGCCCACCAGAGGTTAGAGAACGGCTTCGACTCACCCCAGTCATGGGAGCGGTCGACGGTCCAACTATCGGGAATACGGAACGGCTTAATGACATGCAGAGCTTCATTCCTTAGATGATCGAATCGGCCTCCACTGGTCACATCCCAAGAGCCCTCTACCCACGCTTTTCGCCGGTTTGGGTCTTTGATGGCCATCAGCGTCGCGATGTACTGCGGATCAAGATACGGGTTCTCTTTGAAGGAACCGTGGATAGCCACGCGGGTAAGCGTCACATCCTCTTCTTTCTCCGTCTGCGGGTTAAAGACCCTCTGAGTTTCGCGAATGATGGTGCCGCGAGGTGCTGGCTCTATGAAGCGTTTCTTAACCCACGTATGGCCGATGCCAAAGGGGTTAGTCGTGCTGAAGGTCTCCAGCGGGATAGGCTTAAGCAGAGAGCCGTTAGCAAGTGGGTAGTTCTCTGGCCGGAACGATGAGCGCCGACAGGAGAACATCATTTCGTAGAATTCAGCGGATTGCTGCTTTGTCAGCTCGTTAAAGCCAATGAACGGGAATTCCTGCCCGTGAAAATCCCAGTAGTCGTCTGTCTCTTTGCCGAAGCGGAAGAGAAGCTCCTCGCCTGTGGGCCATACCCATCGCAATTCGCTCGCAGATGACAGATATCGAGCGCCATCGCTGAACAGACGAAACATACGCTTCGACTGCGTGATGATGTCGGCAAGGTTCTTATATTCGGTATCGAAGATGACGCCACGCCAGAACGAGCCATAGCCCACGCCAACATTGCGCCGGAACCGGGCCAACTGTGCAGCAGTTTTACCAGGGCCGCGAGTTCCTTCGAAAAGTATTTCGTTACACGGGCAACTCAGAGCCAGTGACTGTGATCCAGGCAGTGGCTTCCATACAGCTTTGTAATTCATCCACCGAGAACCTCACCCTGTTGTTTCTGCGCCGCCGCCTCCCAGTCATCCACGTTATCGCTGGTTGGTACCAGCATGACGTTATGCGTGACCTCTTTCTTTTCAGCCTTATTCTCAATGCTATATGCCTCTCGCTCGAGGCCGATAAGAGTTTTCAGGCTGTCGCTCAGGTCTTTCATGGATTTAACGCGGGAAGGAAGACTGATTATTTTGTGGTAGAGATCGTTGAGCTTATCCATACCCTTATCATCAGGTGATCGCATCATCTCGCCCAGGTCTTCAAGCGCGGCCACGTTGCCACACTCTCCGGCCAATTCATCGAATAGCGTGTTGGTCAGTTCGCGAGCCCGCCGGATGTCTCCCCGGTGCTCCATGCGCACCGTTGCGATAACCTCGGCTGTCGCCTCTATCAGTACGCGTTCGGTCAAAGTGCTTTCGTTGCGTACCGTCCTGCGTACCTCCCGCTTGCGTACCAAGTCATCAGCCTTTTGCTGAATCTTCGCATTCAGGTCGCGAGACCAGTCGTCACGCTTTGCTCGCTTACGGATAGCGCCTTCGCTGATACCGTGCTGCGATGCGATTTCACGGAGGGACATCACCCCGGCCCGGTACGCCGTCTCGATGGCCTCCCAGTCGGGTTTGCTCATACTCCATTCCTTATTTTATCTGTTCAGCACCGCTCCGCAGAGCCGCGCCATTACTGCTTTTCTTCGCCCGGAGGCATGAATACCCCTGTCTAGTATAAGAGACAAAATCTGCTGAGAAGTGAATACGACTCGCTATAGGGAGGTACCGCCCAATGTGATACGGATTCAATAGTGGCGAGTATTGAAGGATAAGTCACCGCGCAGGAATTTAATGTTACCGGAGTAGGAACAGCCACGCGGAGGATTAGTCAACACAATAGAACGCACCACACCCTCAACCAACCAAGGAGGTTTTATGTCTCATCTCGAGGTAGTTTTATTAATCACCGCATATTTTTCGATGGCTAAAGCAATGATTGAATTCACTCTGGCTTTCCGGCAATTGATTGCCGACCTTTCTCGACGCTCCTAATCCCCGCCTTATCCAGATTGCACTGCCCCAGCGCAGAGTAAAGCTTCGCGTTTAACTCCAGACTAGCCTGCCACGTGAACGGAGCCTCCATTCCGGGGATCGGTGTGTCTGCAGTAAGGTCAGCGCTTATCGGGACCACCGGCGCCGGTACGTAAACCGTCCGCGTATTCCCGCAAGCTGTCAGCAGCGGCAGCAGGAACAAGTTGCTTAGCACACTGATCGCCTTCAAGCGCCTGCCTGATGTAGATAACACGCTGCTCACCTGCCTGGGAAAGTTCGGTCTTTGCATTCTGGGTTACCCGGGAAATGTCATTGATGAGGTTCATTGCAGTGACTACGCTATTGCTTACGGTCTCGGCGGTTTCCGCCCTGATCGTTGCTTTATCACGCTGCTCTTTGAAGGTGATGGCGTTGTCGCGGTAGTGGTGAATAGCCCATGCCATTGAGGCAATAAGGGAGATAATCACAGCGCTGACGATGGCGGTTAGGCGAGTCATAGCAGAATTACCCCAACGAAAAGAAACCACCCCCACCCATCATGTCCACTGGCGGCAATGAATCCCGCCGCGGCCATGCATATCGCCGACGGTACGTATCTCATTTCTGCCCCCACAGACAAACTTCGCGCTCAATCTCGCGACGAGTTACCAGGCCTTTCCACTGTTTGCCATTGGCATAGGTCCAGCGGCGCAGCTGATCACATGCACCTTTCTGGTCGCCCTGGTTGATTTTGCGCAGCAGAGTGGAGGTCTGGAAGTTTCCGGCGCCTACGTTATAAGCGAACGAGTACAGAGCCCCACGCATTGTTTCAGGGATCGGCTTCTGGATGTACGGGTTGATCTGGCGTGCAACGGTGTTCAGGTCTTTACTGAGCAGCGCACGGCATTCAGCCTCGGTGTACTTCTTACCTAGCATGATGTCTTTGCCAGTATGTCCATAGCAGACAGTCCAGACGCCTACCACATCCTGATAAGGGCTGTATCGCACACCTTCAAGGCCATCGTTACCGGTTGGGCCAGTGATGAGCGCAGAGGCAATGGCTATGGCGCCACCGCCGCCGGCGATCACGCCAATCAGTTTATTCCTCATTGATGGCGTCATGATCACCCCTGTGTATCACTTGCGATACGCTTCAAGGCCTCGGTTACCACTTCGGCTGAAGCCGGGCGGTCACTTCCAGGCTTAGCGGAGACATCAGCCAGATAACTGGCCAACAGTTGCGTGCGCTTTTTCTCTTCATCAAGCCGCTCTCGCTCTTCCTTGCGCTTTGCGTAATACGTCTTGATTGTGAAGAAGGCAGAGATCAGGGCGCCAATGATGAAGACATAATCCTGCAGACTCAGGACGGAAAAGATACCAAGCAAGGCTGACCACCAGTAAGGCAGATTGTGACCATCGGTTGGGTTCATACGTTGCATCTCTCACCTCCGATAATGTTCGGGGTGCTATCTGTAGTCAGTAAAAGGTTCAGGGCCGTCGGGCTGATTTACCAACAAAGCGTCGAGGGTGATTACCGCGACCCTGAAAATAAAAAACCCGCTCAAGGCGGGAAGAAATACCAAGGGTAAAAGCGACGGCGCAGTAGCCGTAATGGTCCCAAGGTAGAGGGATAGGGATGTGGTTGGCCGCTACGTGCTGCTTAGCTCAGCGCCCTACAGGAAGGTTATTTTTGGCTGAGCACCCATTACTGATCCTGTTCTCACCACAACGGATAGGACACTGAGCGTGGCATTGCGGCTCTCTCTCAGCGTGCGCCCACTACCATCCCGATAAGCTATGCAACTGAGATTGCATATTGCTATTACTTTTAGGCTCGGTCAGTGCTCTATCCTGTTATGGGCTCCGTTTCGTGGAGCTGACGGCCAGTTGATCAATCTGGCACCTATCAGGACTTATTTAAGCGTTAGTGCTCATGCCCGTGTCTGGTGCTGGTTGACGGAATCGAACCGCCGACATCCTGCTTACAAGGCAGGCGCTCTACCTGCTGAGCTAAACCAGCAATCTGGCGGGACAGGAAGGATTCGAACCTTCGACCATTCGGTTAACGGCCGAACGCACAACCGCTGTGCTTCTGACCCTGAAATGAAAAAGCCCCGCACGATGGCGAGGCTCGGTGTTCTGATAGGTCAAACGCAAATACGGCAACCTACACTAAATATATTGCTCATTTGTTCATTGAAATGCAAGCACGTTGTGACTCTTTTTTGCAATTTTCCTCACGCTTTCGCGATCGTTAAACGCATTTTGCAGCGGCTGGTACAGGCAGAATAGCGCCGCGTTGATGACCTGCTTAACTTCCCGGCGGATGGTTGAAATGCTCGGGTGCTTATACTGGTTTCCGGCGCGGGTCTTCATCAGGCGAGGTTTGCTCACAGCATGCTGCCATGAGGCGATCCTTATCTCGCTTGAGTTGCAGACGTAATAGGCAAAAATTACCTTCCATGCGTTCTCATCTACGTTTTTCAGGTAATGTCGGATTACGGCATCAATCAGCAACCCATCATCATCGCTGCATACAGGCCTCGATGGTGCTTGCGGCTCAACGGTGGCCATGAACTTGGCGATCATATTTATCATCGCCTTGTCTATCTTCCCTGTCTGGCACCATGCGCCCCAAAGCTGGAGCCACTGATCTATCCACTGGTGCTGTTCGTTGGTTAATTCCAGTTTCATGCTGTCTCTCCCAGGCTCTGATAGATGCGAACGAAATTTCTCAGTATGCGGTAGTCAACCAGTACGGTGCCGCGGTGCCGGCAGAGGCGGAGCTTTTGCCAGCGGTCGCGGATGCGTTCGATAACGTCTCGGCTCATTTGCCAGTCCTCGCCATAGCCTTGGTCATCGCCTTATATGCCCTGAGCACATACGCGCTCTTTCCGTACAGGGTGATCTGGAAGGTGATGCCGCGGGACTCCCAGGTATTGACCGGGGAAGCGTACAGTCCGGCATCAGCAATGCGCCGGGCCGTAGCAAACTGCCAAAATGGGCCCGTCAGCCAGATGCGGGAATAAGCCCCTTCGTCGCTATAGGTGATCTTCATGCAGCCTCCATTTCGGTAATGGTCAGATCGAGTCGCCCGCCTTTGACGACAGGCATTCTCTTCACGCTGTAGTAATCAACCTGCTGGTCATCGAGCCAGAAACCCGATTTCGTCAGGGCGTCGAATGCTGCCTTCTGCAGGTTGTCCAGGTCACGGCGCCGGCGATCCGGCATGTAGCACTCAATACGTATTTTCAGTGGCGTGGCCAGGCCGACATCAAGCATCGAGTCTTTGATGATTCTGGAGACGTTGTCGCGGTATGCCTGCCCTTCCGCGCTGATGTGCGTGCGCCCCCGGTTGTGCCTGTAGTAGCGGTTGTTGCTTGGTGGCCAGGGTAATGAAATGCGATATTGGTTCATGCTTTTATCAGCCCCTCTTTCATCCAGATAACCTGCGTTCGGGCCATTCCCTCCAGTGCGCACTCTTTCGCATACTCCGCATCTACCAGGCGCGTGCGGCGGTCTATTTCATCGTGACAGGATGAACAGGCGATAGCGGCGATCAGATCAGGCGGCTTGATTCCGGTCCCGCACAATCCAGCAATGCGGATATGGGCCAATACCGTGGTTTCAGAATTGCCGTTGCAGACGCCCGGGATACGAACCTGACATTCGCGACCGCGAGCAGCTTTGCGTAAATCAGCCATGGATTTTCCTCCGGGCAGCGCGGCGCAGCCAGCGGACATCTGCCAGGTGAGCCGTATAATGAAAGGTAGGGATATCGGAAGGCTTAACTTCGACCTTGCGCTTGCGACGTGCCGGCACGCGGAAGATGCCGCGCTCCATTACCTTAGCGAGCAGACTGTGCATGCGAAGCCCTCCATTCCTGGGCCCATGCAATCCGACTGCTGGACTTCTCGCTGAACTTCACATTGTGCTCGGTACCGAACCAGTAAATCGCCTCGATAACCTCGACCATGTAGCGCTTGCTGGATTTGGAGGTGCGAACGCCGAAGTAGACGCGGCCGCCGTTGATGCCCGGGGCGGATTTCTGCTCACGCTCCGGGTTTTGCGTCTGGCTGACCAGTACGGTGATGAGGTCTTTCCACTCTGCCGGCTCCAGCTTTTCGCCGTACCAGATAACCTGATCGCTCAAATCTTTCAGAAGTGGCCACATGAGGCGATTCTGTTTGTCGGTGCGGCTTTCTTCGCGCGCCTCGATAATCAGCGGCGATCGGTGGTCGACGGGCAGAGACTGGATGAAACTGACGGCGTTACGCTTAACGTTGTCGTTGATAAGGCAGAATTGTTGCTTCACGCTTCACCTCCGGAGAGGTCAAACGCTAAATGCAGAAAATCGCCGGTGGCTTTCGCCATCGGTGACAGGGATTGCTGTAAGGTTTTGTGCGCCATGTGTCCCCACTTGGCGCCGGGGTAAAGTTGTCAGTTGTCCAGACTGACTTTGAAAGTATGACGGGGAGTCCAGCTAAATGCAAAATCTATATATGTGATTATTTTTTCTCGTTCTGACTGGCCATCTCGATGTAGCGCGGGTCACTGGCGCGCGGCAACTGGATGCTCTGCTCGCGATAGTAACGCACTCTCTCCATGAAATATTCGCGGAGATGCTCGGGCTGTTCTCTGGCGACGACTTCGGCGACAACCGGCATGTTCAGGCGCTCTTTGTACGCAACGCCGGAAGCGGCCAGGTCGACGTTAACCTTGTCCTGCTCTTCTTTCGGTTTGGCTGCAATGTTCCACTTCGACATTTTATACTCCCAAAAATAAACCGCCAGGCGGCGGCTTTGGGTTGGCTACGCCTGTTAATTAGAAACAACCAGACAGCAGCAAAAGGTCATTCGTTTTCTTGAATATCGAATTTAGCATCAATCAATAACTTACAACTTTCTGGAATGGTTACTTCCGTACTTTCAATGCTAGCGTGCCCATCAAACCCTGCTCTTCTCGCCACAACTTCCCAGACAAAATCGCCATGCTCGGATTCGGCTGAGTACTTATCCGTCATCACATCATCTTCTGGGCCCTTATAGGCACTACTTGGCTCAGTGGTTATTTCTCTGTTGACAAAAACAATGCCCTTTGAAACAAACTTTTCCTCTTTACCATTGACATTTATCGCATACTCAACACGATTAGTTTCACAAACTATACCCCATGTCATGCTCTTAATCCTTGGTAGAATAAAAAAACAGAATATCATTATACACGTCGTTCATCTCCCTGTGACAAGCCAATCCCGCCATTTACAGTCTGATGCCATAGCTTGCACTCACCGACGGCGGACTGCCGCGCGCGCTGCGCGGCTTTGCGTTCTGCGGGGGATTTAGGCATGCTCCCGCTCCTTCTGATGTTGGTCTTCATTGCTGAAGTCGTCGCCGTCGATGGGCATCAGATATTTTGCTGGCATCAGCGCGAAATCTATCCTTTTTGCCTCTCCAGTAGCGCCATCCCGCGCTACCAGGTCGCCTGATACCAACCATGCGTCTCCCATAGGTACCGGCTCGGCGTAGACCTCGCCATTCCAGGTAAAGCGGGAGCCATTCGGCACGAAACCCACAACCAGCACTGACTTTCCGTCATTGGTACGGTAGAAGCCGCCAATAATCATTGCCTGACAACCTGCACGTAACTCAGCCATGGTTAACCTCCACGCACTGGATATTGTCTACGTGGGGTGATATATCGCTCCACGACCGTCTGTCATCTGCAACTTTCATCGCCTTAATGGCTGCTTTGCACTGCTCCATGCTCTGCATTGGGACCACCTGCATATTCGATGTATTGCTGCTGATGACGAAAATCAGGAAGATGTACGCCATCACTTCACCTCCAGGCGCCAGACGGCCTGGCCAATGCGGCTCTCGTGGGGACATTTGGATACCAGCCCCTCTTTCGCCAGTTCAATAAGCTCTTTGCGGAGGTCGGCGCTCCTCCATTCCACCCCAGGGAATTTGCGCTCCATCGCGCATCGGATATTCCAGGTAGCCATGCGGAAAGGGTATCCGCTCCCCAGTGTCGCATCCTGCAGCGCAGCAGCATCAGTCATCACCTGCATGATTTTGCTTTTTACGTCACTCACTCTTCACCTCCTGCGGGGCGGCCGGCAGCGGCATCCAGTGAGTTGGCGTCCATGACGCGCCGGGGATCAACCAGCCGCTACTCTGCGCATCAGGGTGGCCAGGGATATACGTTGCCCATTTGCAACACCACAGCGGCTTCTCTCCCCACCAACGCCCGACCAATACCTCATGACGACTGGGCGGCATCCGCTCGCTTACCTGAATCCATCCCTGGCTTTGCGCTGGAGTGTCGCCGTTTTGCTCCGGAGAAACGTGGTTTTGCGCCGGGCAGCAATCGGATTGCGCCGGAGAGTTGCCTGCCCCAATCCGCTTATTAAGTTCAAGTGCCACTCTGGCGATAGTCGATGTTGTTGGTGAATGCATGTGGGGATTACTTGCCACACACTCCAGCCACACCACATCATTAAAACGATCGAAGTCAAAATCATACGGCACTACCGGCACCGGCTGCGCGTGGCGATAGAGCGGCGCTATGTTTCGCTCCAGGTCGGTAATGACGCTCCAAATAGGGACTGACTCGACGCCTTGTTTCGCCATATCACGATAACTGTCGGCATACGCCAGCACAGGATTGCGATCCGGCTCTCTGTCCGCTACCGGCTGCACTGGCGGCATATCTGTACCTTTGCGAATAGCTTTCGCCAGCTCGATAGGGTCATCGTAAAGCCAGTCTCCGGTTTCTGGGTGATTGGCTTCTGCCAGTTGGGCGGCCCACTCCAGACCGTCTTTGTGCCCCTGTAGGTAGTCAAGCGGCAGACACTCAGACTCGCTGTCCATTGCGGCCAGCGATTGACGAATGAGAGCCTCTAATTGCATGTCAGTGGCATCACAGCCGCCATCTTCATCAAATTGTGCAACCCATTCTTCCAGCTGCTCTCTGGTTATGGTTGATTTGGTCATTACCCTAACCTCCGAAAGAAATGTGAACGAATGAGAACAGCCAGAGGATGAACTCAATCACTCCCCAGCCAACCACCGCGCAGCATATTGCAAAAATAACAATCGCCGCTCCATACCCATGTGAACTAAACATCACTCAGCCTCCACCTTGATGCCAGCGGCAGCGAGCATCTCTTCAATTTCCCAGCGCGCATAAACCGGATAGCGCTCTGACCCATCGCAGCAGCGGTCTTTCTCGCTATGAGATACAGCTACATCATCCCAGTAATCATCTGGCGCATGACCTGCCTGAATCCAGATTAAGTGAGCGTGTGGCTTCGGCAGCTTCACGGTGACGGTGCGGGACTCCAGCTCTGCGATGCACTTAGCCTGCCAGTCAACGAAGTCTGCAAGTCCAACGCCTTTTTCGCGCAAACCGTAGTCATCCCTAAGCATGTCATATACATCTGCTTTGGCCTGCGCCTTCTCCAGCGCCTCTACCAGCGCGAGGATGTTGGCAGGGTTAGCCAGGGCGATGAACATAGCATCATGCGGGCGCTCTTTGCTGATGTGCTCACACACCATAATTTCAGCGTTATGGCCTCCGCCAATACCACAGCGCCCGTCGTGGTATTGGAATGCTCTCCAGTTGCCCGGAGTTGCCTTCTCTGCTGCCGCTTTCAGGCTCTGCGCCAGTTCGGTGATATCAGTCATTGGCCTTTCTCTCGCTGCGAAACATCATGATTGTCAGGTCGCCTTTAGTGGCCAGGCGAACGGTAGAGCCAGGTTCAAGGCTGTTAAGCTCAAAGGCGTCATAAAACTCATTCACAGCTTTCTGGCGGCGAGATTCCTTTCGACGCTTGTCCCACTGCCTCAGAGCATTTTTGGTAATCCACTGGCCTGTTTTAACCATGATGTATGCCCATCCAAGAATGGCTAAACCGGTATTGAGATAAGTGGCGATGCTCATTTGTCGCCCCCCTCGCGCAGCTGGCACAAAGCCACAATGCAATCACCGAGGGTAAGCGCTCCTGATTCAGTAATCTTCGAGACAGCTTCATCAACGAATGCTGAGCGCTGAGCGGCTACGATGCGATCGGTAGCTGGGGTTTCCGGCGCATGCATAATTGCGACAAGCATTGCATCATGCATGCAATCCGCATCAGAGCATCCAAGCGCCTCTGCTGTTTTAAACTCCCGGTACATGTTTTTGAATGCATCCGTTTTGCACCATGCGTTGATGTCCTTCAGCGCCACATTCTCCGCAGCCAGCTGCTTAAACGCTTTCGCCAGCTTCAGGAACTTCTGCTCTCTGATCGACAGCTCGCCTGCGTTCTCCAGGGAGGCGATGAGCTCGTTTACTGCCTGTAGTGTGATAGTCATGCTGATGTTCTCCCGTAAACAGCCAGTACCCGCTTCATCGCCGGGCTTTGCCGACACTCATTGAAAATCTGGTTAGTGCTCTTTCTGCCTGCAATTTCTTCCTCAGTGGCCAGCCGGTAGTAAACCGTCCGCCACACCCGAGCTTCCGCTACTAGCACCCCCTGCTTTGCCAGGATATTTGCAGCCTGGTTGATGCAGGTATGCGTCATTCCGGAAGCCGCGGCGACATCTGGAGAACTGCAGGTTTTATGCGTTTTCAGGTAGTTTAGAATTTCGTCTTTGCCTGTCATCAAAATCCACCCCGCTTGGTTGGTTTTTCCTCTTTCTCGCGCCGGCGCTGACTGGCAGCTTCCTGATCGCAGTCATAAATCGCCCCGTGACGTTGCTCGCAATAGACAACACCAGTCTCACCATGCCGGTTAAGGCGCAGGAGGAGCTCTGTATCACTCTGGTTTGCGTTCTCGTCGTAGGCGCCCTCCCGGTATATGGCCAGCCAGTAATCGCAGTCCTGTTCAATCTGCCCGGTGTCGCGGGAGTCGCTCGGCAAGGGGCGCTTATTGGTTCGCTTCTCAAGCTCACGGTTAAGCTGAGTCAGGAGAACCACGACGCAATCCAGCTCCTTCGCCAGCGTCTTGAGGCCTTTGGTGATCAGCCCGTAAGCAAGGTCATTTCGCTCTGCCTTATCGGCAGTCATCAGCGTCAGGTAGTCAACGAGGATCATTCCGACCTTGCCGCGTTCACGCTTGATGCGACGTGACTCAGCCACGACATGCGCCAGTGAAATACCCGGGGTGTCATCAATCAGGAGGTTATTGGTGTCAATCAGCGCTCCCATAACGCCGGTAGCTTTCTTCAAATCGCCATTCCAGTCGCCGCGATAGCCGTAGTCATCCTTAGTCATGTCCGGGTAAAACAGGTTTGGAGAGATCCGCCCCTTCTGCGCAGTGATTTTCTCCACCATCTGCCCTTCCGGCATTTCGAGGGAGAACATCAGGGCAGGCTCATTTTCGACCGTCGCGCAGTTGACGCCCATCTGGGTGTAGAGCGTGGTTTTACCCATCTTCGGGCGTGCTCCGATAACAAACAGGCTGCCGCGCACAATGCGCTTCACACCGAGAAGTTCATCCAGAGAGCGGATCCCGGTCGACAACCCGCGGGAACGACCATCCGGCTTGAGCCTTTCGTCGAATTCTGCTGACCAGTCAGTTACAGCGTCATAGAACGTGCGAAGCCCAGTTCGTCGCCCTGTTTTTACGTGCTCGGTTATCTCAGTGAATAATCCCTGAATAGCGTCAAACTTCTGTTCTGCCGTCATGCCATTGCGGGCATAAAGCAACTCGATCGCCTTCGTTGTTTTCTCGATGCCGTAGCGCTCCATAGCGGTCTCACGGACACGCATTGCATAGGCCACGATGTTCGCCGCGCTTGGCGTGTTCTTCGACATTTCAGCCAGGTATGCAAAGCCACCAACGGTTTCCGTCAGACCCTTGCTATCGAGAGAATCAAACAGGGTCAGCAGATCGACAGGCTTATGGTCGCGGTACATCTGGCGCATTTCTGCGAAAATGACCTGGTGCTGGCGCGCGTAGAACGATTCTGGCTTGAGGATAGACAGAACCTTCTGAGTGCGTTCACTGCTGTCGTCATCCAGCAGAAGTCCGCCAAGTACGCTCTGCTCTGCTTCAATGCTGTGCGGAGGTGTCATGAAATCAGCGGTCATCACGATCCCCCTCACGCACTTCGATGTAGAGTTTTTCCGTCAGAAACTTATCGAATTTCATGCGGCGCCATGTCTTCCCTGACTTCTGGTCTGGTCGGTCTTCCAGCATCCAGCGACAGTTCTGAGCGATGTAGCGGAGGTAGTCGCGAAACCCATCCATGTCCATCGGCTTACCATCCAGATTGCGTGCGATTTTGTTCGCCTTGCTCCAGAAGGTGCGGATCAGATTGCGTCGCTCATCAGTGAGGCATCTCCACCCCCTGGCTTCAGGTAGTTCGTCTTTCAGGCATTGCCATACTTCATCGCATGACAAACGTGACTTTTTCTCTTCAGCCGGTTTCTGGTCATTTGCGACATACTTACTACCGTTAGGTAGTAAGTTATTTAATATATTGTTATCTGTGGACACTGGCTGGACACCGGCTGGACACTCCACCTCCGCAGGCATTGGTACGACTGCGTTTTGGCTGGGCACCTGCTGGACACCGGCTGGACAAAAATTTGACTGATATTCGTCATATTTGACCACTTTTAGAACAGTAAAACGGTTGTTCGATTTGGTGGTGATCATGCCCAGGTTCTGGAATTTACGGAGCAGTGATTTAACGCGATCAGCGGTTAACCCCGTTTCCATTGCCAGTGTGTTTCGCCCGGTGATGAACTCCCCTCTTTCGCACATCACATCGCCGACATCAGTCGATACCAGTGTCTGTTCGTGATTAGCGCGCAGGAGCAGGTGAACCCATAGATGAGCCGCCTCAGCATCCTTGTAGAACGGCACATCCATAATTTTACGGTGCAGCAAGGCAAACCCCTTACCGTCATTCGTGCGCGGTTTCTGGAGCCTTCTGGCCTCTCTGGCTTCGGCTAAATTGGATACGTTACTCACGGCCTTCCTCCTTCCGTTTCAGCTCTACCAGGATGGCGCGCATTTTCATGCCAACCACCGGGTTAACCGAGCGAATGAAGCGGTCGCGGGTAACATTTTTGTGTGTTTGTGCCTGGTAAAATCTGTTGCTCTTAGGCATAATTACTCCTGTGAATTTGTTCAGTTAATTCGCATCAGGCCTCAAAGTGTTGCGAGCACTTTGGGGCCATCTCTTTTCTGAGAAGACTTGCCACCTCCTTTGCCAGACGGGACAGATCGTCGTCGACAACGCCCCACTCAAGAACAGCCAGTAACATCGCCATTTTCGGCACCCATGATGATTTCCATCGCGTAACCTGCGACTCATTGACGCCTACAGCCATGGCCACTTTTTTCCCTCCCATGAGAGAGATGCGATTCAGCAGCCATGTCTCGATGCGACGTGCGTTGTCCTTATTGCGTTTAATTGCGTTCTCCATTTGTGATACTTCCTCTGGTGTTGATTGGGAGGCCGCTGGTTAGGCGGCCGGAACGCCCTTCGGAGAAGGGAATAGTTTTGGAAGGTCTGGTCTAATTTGATGCGCCTGAACCTCCCCATTAGTTGCATTTACGATGCTGTTTACATGTTCAGGCGAAACCTTTGCCTTGTTGTGGAGCCACTTGTAAACCGCCTGCTGAGAAACATCGCAGGCTTCACCAAGCTTTTTCTGAGAGCCGACAATATTAATTGCGGTTTTAATGGTTGGGTTCATGACAACCTCCGTAGTAAATACAAACAAAGAATAAAACCTTAGTTGTATTTAGTCAACAACCATTTTCGTTTGCCGCTATAAAACCATGGTTGTAAATTGAGAAGATGAAAACGACACTTGCAGAACGATTAAGAGAAGCCAGAAAGGCTGCCAGCATGACCCAGAAGACTCTGGGAGATGCTGTTGGAGTTAGTCAGGCTGCGATCCAGAAGATTGAAACTGGAAGGGCTGCTCAGACCACAAAATTGCTCGATATAGCCAAGGCTTTAAGGGTGAGACCTGAGTGGCTTTCTTCGGGAACTGGCGCCATGAGGGCTGATGGTGAAGATGACAAGAAGCCTTCACACATAAATCATGATGTGTTCAGGGTCGACATTTTGGATCTGGCCGTCAGTGCCGGCCCGGGCATTGTGAATCAGGAGTTCGTGGAGATTCTCCACTCCGTTGAATATGCGCCAGCGGAAGCGCGCCACATGTTCGATGGGCGCAAGGCTGAAAACATCCGGATCATCAACGTCAGGGGTGACAGCATGTCCGGCACGATTGAGCCGGGTGATCTGCTGTTCGTCGACATCAGCGTTAAGAGCTTCGACGGCGACGGGATATACGCCTTCCTGTACGACGACACTGCTCACGTCAAGCGCCTGCAGAAGATGAAGGACAAGCTGCTGGTTATCTCAGATAACAAGAGCTATGCAGCCTGGGACCCGATCGAAAAAGACGAGATGAACCGGGTGTTCGTGTTCGGCAAGGTGATCGGCAGCATGCCGCAGACGTACAGGAAGCATGGGTAAAGCCTTAGCACGCAGAGGAAGCATGTCTGATCTGATTATCCCAATACTCATTACTTTGCTGATTATCGGACTGGTTGGGATAGTGCTCAGGCTGGATAAGATCTTCTTCAAGCGGAAGGATGAGCGGGATGACTTTGAATAAGCCAGACCGGTAGTTCGATGTGTTTTTGGTAATGCCGAAGACGTACAGGAAGCATGGATAGCCAGCCAGTGGCCTGATGAGGTGTTTGGGTGACCGGCAAGATATTTGGTCGGTGCGTAGTTGGTAAAACTGCGATTGCGGGCATCAAGATATAGGCGAAAAGATAAGCTACCTATTAATTGTATTCACGAGGAAATGATGCAGGACGATCATCAGAGTGAAGGACAGATTACTGACCAAGATAATCTATTTGGATTAGACGTAGTAAGCATGCGTCCTGTTCTGGGAAAAAGGAGCGCTCATCTTAGACACACTGTGATTGCAACGGATGGATGGGAATATGCAGTTAAATGCTGTCAGGATGGAGTTGATTCCCTAGCCAAGATTGCCCACAACCCAATGCTAGTTCCAGCAAGTGAATGGTTGTGCACCAAGCTTGCTGACATGTGTGGCATAGCAACTCCTCACTGCAAAATAATTCATGATCAGAGCACTGGCGTTGATTACTTTGGGTCGAGATATGATTTGTCTGCTGCTTCCACCCCGATGGACGAGATAACCTTTGCAGAGCATTTGTGTACGTCTACAGCTCTTAAGAATCAGGTTTGGGCAATTTACGCATTTGATCAGTTTATATTCAATATTGATAGGAACTTATCGAACTATCTGTATTCCGTTGGTCGTGATGGGCATGTGATCGTCCAGCCTTTTGATTTCGGTTTTTCCTCACTGGTAATGGGGTGGCCAAATAGAACTGGTGACGCGCTGCTACCATACGGGTGCCCGACAACGGATAAGTGGGTAAGCATTAGAAAGTTGACAGGAGATCATCCTTCCTGTAGAGAATCAGGCCTAGCTATACTTGATAAGCTTTCAAGGATTCAGCCAGGAATGATTGAGTCCATATGTAATGCTATGCCAGAGTCCTGGCTAAACCCCCTTCAAAAATCGGCTTTAACGTCATGGTGGGCGAGTAACAATAGGCAAACGCGAATAGATGTTGTTCGGAAAGAGGTGTTGAGATGACAGTGTATAACTACAGCATCATAAGGATTACCCCAAATCCAGTTCGAGCAGAATCTATCAATATTGGTCTTGTTGTAGCTACACCAGGCGGCCCAGACATCCGGGTCCTTGAAACATCAACAAAGATAAAAGCGATAACTAAAACGTTTAGCATGGAAAATCTTGAGGATCTAAAGGCAAGATTAGAATTCCTACTAACCGAAAAGTTAACGCTTGAAGAAGCTGTTAGCTTTTTCCAAGGAAGCATAACCCTTTCTAACACAGGTAATTTTTCAGCAAGCACTGAATACGAGTATGAACGCAACGTTGAACTCTTGAACAAAACGTACATAACACCTGAGAGAGCTAACAAAAAGGAGCCGATCACCCAGAAGAGAATAATCACCGAACTAAAGAATCAGTTTTCTCACTATGGGATTATGGGGAAAGGATTTGATGACCTTAACGACCACAAGGTTGTTCAGGGGTACCCTCTCTCTGCTCAGCAGGGTTTGTATGCCGAGCTTTTACTGAAAAATGGTGTTTATCATCTTACCGAAACGCTAGATCTCAGGACTACAAATGCGAAACAGAAAATTGGTGATAGCGCATTCAAGGCGATAACAATGAGCACGGCTAAGACGATCTGGAGCGGAAAAGTAAATACACTCCTTGTTTATGCTGCTGATATGTCTCAAGTACGTATGCACTCGCAACAACTAGCACTTGTTGATAATTATGCAGATAGAATGTTTAACTTACTCAGTAATGAGGAAATGTCTGTTTACTTCGAGCATATGCTTACGGCGGCCGGAATGGCTGCATAAATTCAGAATCCCTCTTACCCGGCCCCGTGCCGGGTTTTTACTGCCCTACTCTTCCCTCAGCATCAGCACATCCAGTGCCAGCTCTACTGCCAGATCTACCTGGTCACCCTGCCACAGCACCTGAATCATCTCTATCAGCGCCTCTCTTGATGGCTCGCGCTTCTCAACCAGCAGCTGCATAACCGCTATCCCGATAACCTGCGCAATCTGCGGGTGCATCTCTGCGAAAAACTCATCCTCATTCGACATGGCGCTACCCTCTTTGGCGTTTTTTTGAGCTTACCAGCACGCTTTACAAAAATAAATAACCAATAAAAACAACCAAATAAAACCATTCCAGCCATTTAAACAACTATTGTTGTTGACTACAAAACAACTATGGTTTTAAATTGACTCATCCAAACAACACCGGCAACGCCGGGGTGAAGTCAAAACGTCCCGTTAGCCGCGATAAGGCAAAGGTGAAGAGATGATCCGCGAAGAAGACAAGCCTGAATGGCGTAATTTTTGGTTAAAGGTCGTTCCGTTTTTGGTTGCTGTCCTTTTTTTTAGCTTCGCATGCTGGGGTGGCAAATGAGCAAACAAGGCATTCGTTCACTGATTTACTGCCTGCTGATCTGCGGCGTTATCTGGACAGCGTTGATTATCAAAATTCTGCACGTTACGGGGGTGTTCAATGGCTAACTCAATTCCTAACAACGGACGCGCCGTGATGATGCGTAATCGCCGTACTGGAGCCGCCTGGCTGGTCAGCTTCGACTATCGCGACGGCATCTACTGGCATGAGCCGCAGGGCAATCTGCGCCACATCCGCCGGCCATACGCTTCACGCAATATCGAACCGAACCTGGTACCAGCCGGGACGCATTAACCGCGCATATCAGCGCACGAATTTAACTGAGCTATCAGGCGGCTTTTATCGCGCCGGGGATTCTACAACCAAATTTCAGGAGCGAGCTATGAACGCATACCGCGCATATGACGTGATCGAAGAGCGTAAGTGGGCTGAACAAACGCTGTCCGAAGAGAAGGAAAAGTGGATTGAAGATCGGGCAAAAGAGGTCTTTGACAGCCTTCCAGAGGATCCATACGCGGCACTACGCCAGTCTGTATCGTCCAAGGCGTTTCCATATGAAGGCCTCCGTAGCGATAAGGCTGGCGAGGTATACAACGACTTGCGCACAGCAGTAGCTTACGCCCAGGCGGAATACGACTGGGATCACCGCACCGGCTGCCCGTTTTAACTTTGGGGAATAGCAATGGCTAACGAACTTGTGATTACAGCCAGCTCTCTTGCTGAGCGAGGCATTGACGGCGCCACCTGGAGCGCCCTCAAAAACAGTATTTACCCTGGCGCCAAGGATGAGTCGGTGATGATGGCGCTGGACTACTGCCGGGCCAGAAACCTTGACCCTCTTCTGAAGCCCGTTCATCTGGTGCCAATGAGCGTTAAGGACTCGAAGTCGGGTAAAAGCGAGTGGCGCGATGTGGTTATGCCTGGCATCGGGCTTTATCGGATTCAGGCCGATCGCTCCGGTGATTACGCTGGCGCAAAAGAACCAGAGTTCGGCCCTGACGTCACTCTGACGCTTACAGGTATTGAAGTGACCGTACCTCAATGGTGCAAGTACACGGTCAGCAAGCGCATGCCGAGCGGGGAGATCGTCGAATTCAGCGCGAAAGAATACTGGGTTGAGAACTATGCCACCGCCGGCCGCGACACTACCGCGCCAAACGCAATGTGGAAAAAGCGCCCTTACGGCCAGCTGGCGAAGTGTGCCGAGGCTCAGGCTCTGCGTAAGGCGTGGCCTGAAATTGGCCAGCAGCCCACTGCCGAAGAGATGGAAGGTAAAACACTGGAAGTTGATGCGCGTGACGTAACGCCGCGCAGCACTACAGAGGCGCCCCCCCTGGTGGCCAGTGAGGAAACGTTGCAGGCAATTACCGACCTCCTGACGTCCCTGAATAAGGACTGGGAGCAGGACTTCCTGCCTCTGTGCAGCAACATCTTCAAGCGTGACATTTTCCAGGCATCACAGCTCACCGAAGAAGAAGCGCAGAAAGGCTTTAGCTTCCTCCAGAAAAAAGCGCAGGTGGCAGCATGACACCAGAAATTATCCTTGCACGCACTGGCATTGACGTTACCCGCGTTGAACAGGGAGATGAATCCTGGCACCGCTTACGCCTCGGCGTGATCACTGCCTCGGAAGTTCACAACGTCATTTCTAAGCCCAAGTCAGGCAAGAAATGGACTGATATGAAGATGTCCTACTTCCTTACGCTCCTTGCCGAAGTGTGCACCGGCGTGGCGCCGGAAGTTAACGCCAAGGCGCTGGCCTGGGGGAAACAGTATGAGGCAGACGCTCGCACCCTGTTTGAGTTCACCACCGACGTGCAGGTAACCGAGTCGCCGATCCTTTTCCGCGACGAAGGCATGCGCACCGCCTGCTCACCAGACGGCCTGTGCAGTGATGGCCGCGGCCTTGAGCTGAAGTGCCCTTTCACCTCTCGCGACTTCATGAAATTCCGGCTTGGCGGCTTCGAGGCTATCAAATCCGCCTACATGGCCCAGGTGCAATTCAGCATGTGGGTAACCGGGAAGGACGCCTGGTATTTCGCGAATTATGACCCTCGCATGAAGCGAGAAGGCATTCACCATGTCGTTGTTGAGCGCGACGACAAATACATGTCCGACTTCAACGAAATGGTGCCGGAGTTCATCAGCAAGATGGACGAATCGCTGGCGGAGATCGGGTTCACCTTCGGGGAGCAGTGGAAATGAAACGCACTCCATTTTACCGCAGGCCCGGCAAAGCAGGGAAATTCTCCGGCCTTCGCGAGCGCGTGATATGGATGATTCAGACGCGCGGCCGCCCTGTAACTGGCAGCGAAATAGCGGAGAAGTTCGGCGTGACGCTTGTCGAATTTAACCGAGTAGCGAACGGCATAACCAAGGGAGAAGGCCGCATTGCGCAGCTGATCGCATCGGAAACCTGGCTCAACGAGGATGGCATATGCGATCGCACCTTTGACCTGATCACAAGGCCAAAGGTCATTACCCCACAGGGTAAAACGCGCCTGTTCACTAAGCGCTCGATAGCTCAGGCCACCTCTGGCAACCGCCAGAAATGTATTGATAAAGCGGCCCGGCGCCGCCGGCTTATCGCATCTGGCCTCTATATCGATGAAATGGAGTCAGTCCTATGAACCGTTACTCACTTATCTATGCCGACCCGGCCTGGTCTTACGGGAACACGATCAGCAACGGCGCCGCCGTCGATCACTACCCCACCATGAGTTTGCTCGATATGAAGCGGCTCCCGGTATGGGAGCTCGCCGCGGATAACGCCGTATTGGCGATGTGGTACACCGGCACCCACAACCAGGAGGCGATCGAGTTGGCCGAGGCCTGGGGATTTACGGTGCGCACTATGAAGGGGTTCACCTGGGTGAAATTGAATCAGCTTGCCGAAGTGCGCATTACCAAGGCCCTGGCAGAGGGAGAGGTCGCAGATTTTTACGACTTCCTCGACCTGCTGAATGCCGAGACGCGCATGAACGGTGGCAACCACACTCGCGCCAATACGGAAGACGTACTAATCGCCACCTGCGGCGCCGGGCTGGAACGCAAGCACGCTGGAATTAAGCAGGTGGTCTACAGCCCGCTCGGCGCTCATAGCGAGAAACCGTGGGAAGTTCGGCACCGCCTGGAACTGCTCTACGGCGACGTGCCGCGGATTGAGTTATTCAGCCGCAGCGCAGCGCCAGGCTGGAGCCACTGGGAAACCAGTGCGCTACCGCTTCCGTTGAGCTGATCCCCGGCTGCGCCATTGACGTAGTGAAGACGGAGGCAGCATGACGCCAGAAATAGAAAACGTTATGCGTAATCAGGGGCGCCAATGCGTTGATGAAATCCGCCGCGCCCTGAAGGCCAAGCCAAAACCGAAATGGAATGAGGTGGTACCACCGATCCTCAAAAAGCACCACGAAAAAATTAAGCCAATGGGCATCAGCCTCACGGCATTCGTCAGCAGCATTGGCCGCATGAATGGGCGGTATGGAGTGGAATCATGAAAGAACGCGGAATGATTTTTAACGGGGAGATGGTGCGGGCCATCCTTGACGGCCGGAAGACGCAGACTCGGAGACCTATCAAATGGAAACAGACTCGGTTCACTGAAATTGGTGAGCGTGAAGACGGTAGCAAATGGCCGTGGAGCGAAGATGCAGAGCATGCTTGCGATTTCTGGCACCCATGTCCGTTTGGTGCTGTCGGCGACCGCATCTGGGTGCGGGAGGCTTTTCGGGTGCATAGCCGGGCTACAGACGTCGCTACCCTGGTATACAAAGCCAGCGAGCGAAATTCATGGACGGAGCAAACCCACCGTGTACCCGTAGCTGTCTGCAATAAACCGGCAACGCCTGAGAAATGGACTCCTTCGCTGCACATGCCGCGCTGGGCCAGCCGTATTCTGCTGGAAATCACCGGCGTGCGCGTGGAGCGTCTGAACGCTATTAGCCCGGAAGATGCAGAGTCAGAGGGGCTGGAGCGTACCAACTTTACAGGTTTCGGCGACGAGCCTGGATTACCTAGCTATCCAGAGCCGGATGTTTATTTCGATCCACTGAAGAAACAGTGGAAGGAATATCCGCCTGAAGCATTCGCGGGGCTATGGGAATCCATCTACGGCGAAGGAAGTTGGCAGACCAATCCCTGGGTTTGGGTTATCGAGTTCAAGCGCATTGAAGGCGGTGCGGCATGAGCGCAGAAATCATCGATCAGGCCAACGAGCTGGCAGATCGCCGGCTGGAAATGACCATCCAGAACATGCGCATCAACCATGCGGCAGTATCGGCTACTCACTGCCGCGACTGTGGGGAAGAGATACCAGAACCGCGCCGGGAAGCTGTGGCGGGCTGCCAGCGCTGCGCTGACTGTCAGGAAGAAGAGGAATTACGCGGTAAGCATCGGAGGTGATATGGCATCTGACAAACCGATAACAGCACAGCAGGCCGCCGATTTGCTCATCGTGTCGGCGCGGGTGATCTACCGTCTAATTGAGTCTGGAGAGCTCGCCGGCCGCAAGGTCGGCAACAAGTACAGAACGACCGAGGCGGCGTGTATTGCATATTTGAAAACCCCGCGCGATCCTGTCATCGCGAACGCGGGTGAACATAAAGGAGAAGTTTTATGTCAATCACCCTCAGGGGCGGCGTGTGGCACTGTCATTTCTTTACGCCGTCAGGAAAAAGAGTTAGGCGATCTCTTGGCACGGGGGACAAAAAGCAGGCTCAGGAGCTCCACGACAAGCTGAAGGCGGAAGCGTGGCGGGTTGACCAGATCGGCGACCTGCCCGTCAGAACCTTCGAAGAATGCTGCATCCGGTGGCTGCGGGAAAAGGACCATAAGCGATCGCTGGATGATGACAAAACCAAAATTGAGTTTTGGCTGCAGCATTTTTCCGGCCGTGATGTCTCGAAGATAACGGCGGAGGAAGTTCATGAAGCCGTTAACGGGATGATCAACCGTAAACACCTGCAGGTGTGGGAGAGTAAGCGTGATGCCGCGCTGAGGAAGGGTAAGCCGGTTCCGGAGTACAAACCACGGCAGGTTTCGCAGGCGACGAAGGCGCAACACCTTTCCTTCATTCGTTCCCTTCTCAGGGCCGCGGCGAATGACTGGGGCTGGATAAAAACAGCTCCTGTTATCAAAACCCGCAAGCCGATCAGTAAGCGGATACGGTGGCTGACCAGAGAAGAAGCTGAGCGGTTGATCGAGTGCATGCCGGAGAGCATTAAGCCAGTGGTGATATTTGCACTGGCAACCGGCCTGCGCCGCTCAAACATCATCGGGCTTGAGTGGCAGCAGGTCGATATGCAGAGAAAGGTTGCATGGGTAAATCCGGAGAACGCAAAAGCGGGCAAGGCGATTGGCGTGGCTCTGAATGATACCGCATGCAGGGTATTAAGGGATCAGATAGGGAAGCACTCCCGGTGGGTGTTTGTTCACACGACGGCAAAGCATCGCCCTGATGGGACACTGACGCCCGCGGTTAGAAAAATGCGGGTGGATGACAATAACGCCTGGCGCGCCGGGTTGAAAAAAGCGGGGATCGAGGATTTCCGTTTTCACGACCTCCGGCACACCTGGGCGAGCTGGCTTATTCAGTCCGGCGTCCCGCTTTCTGTCTTACAGGAAATGGGAGGATGGGAGAGCATCGAGATGGTACGTCGTTATGCTCACCTGGCGCCGAACCACCTGACCGAACACGCACGGAAAATTGACGCCATTTTTGGCGCTAGCGACACAAATACGACACAAGGAGGAAATCAGGCTGGATTAAAACTGGCGTAAGTTATTGTTTCTTAATGGTACGCCCTACAGGGTTCGAACCTGTGACCTACGGCTTAGAAGGCCGTTGCTCTATCCAGCTGAGCTAAGGGCGCCCTGAGAAGCGAGTGCTTCGCGGAGTGAAACGCGTGGAATTATACGGTCCACGTCGGTTGAGTCAATCCATTTTGCCAGGAAACTGCGGGCTTATACGACGCTGGCGAAATATCCCCCACCAACTGTACAAGAAGCATACCGCTGGGGCTCATGCGCGCGTAAATCGACTCAGTGGCCAGGCGCAACGCACCAATAACCATGTAATAACCATGGCCATAACAGGCTAAATTAGCCTCAGACAGGATAAAACAGCAAACGAGGACTGACAGCGAGGCCCGCTTCTGACAAAATATCCTCATCCCCCTTTCGTAAAGATACAGATGGAATCCTCTCTCTGATGGCAGCAAAAATTATTGACGGTAAAACGATTGCGCAGCAGGTACGCTCTGAGGTTGCGGAAAAAGTGAAGGCTCGCGTTGCGGCCGGAAAACGCGCCCCTGGGCTGGCCGTCGTGCTGGTCGGCAGCAACCCGGCCTCGCAGATTTATGTCGGCAGCAAGCGCAAAGCATGTGAAGAAGTGGGCTTCGTCTCCCGCTCTTACGATCTCCCGGAAACCACCAGCGAAGCCGAGCTGCTGGAGCTTATCGACACTCTGAATGCCGATAAGACCATCGACGGTATTCTGGTTCAGCTGCCCCTGCCGGCAGGGATCGATAACGTCAAAGTTCTCGAGCGCATCGCGCCGGATAAAGACGTCGACGGCTTCCATCCTTACAACGTTGGCCGCCTGTGCCAGCGCGCGCCGCGCCTGCGTCCGTGCACTCCGCGCGGTATCGTGACCTTGCTGGAACGCTACAATATCGACACCTACGGCCTCAATGCGGTGGTCATTGGCGCCTCCAATATCGTCGGTCGCCCGATGAGCATGGAGCTGCTGCTGGCCGGCTGCACCACCACCGTCACCCACCGCTTTACAAAAAACCTGCGTCATCATGTCGAAAACGCCGACCTGCTGATCGTCGCGGTGGGCAAACCGGGCTTTATTCCTGGCGAGTGGATTAAAGAAGGGGCGATTGTGGTCGATGTCGGCATCAACCGTCTGGAAAGCGGCAAAGTGGTCGGCGACGTGGTGTATGAAGATGCCGCCGAACGCGCGTCCTACATCACCCCGGTTCCCGGCGGCGTTGGCCCGATGACCGTCGCTACCCTGATTCAGAACACGCTGCAGGCGTGCGAAGAGTATCACGACGTTGAGGAGGCCTGA